CGCGATATTCCTCCGGGCGCCCGGTGACGAACACGACCGGCGTCTGGATCGCCAGCGTCCGGCAAAGCAGCACCATGTGCGCGATCGGGGGGTCGTTGGGCTGGGCGGCGTAGAAGCTCGTCCAGTCATTCTTGCCCTCGCCGCGGATGAAGTGGGTCCGGTGCTCGCAGTTCGAGACCGTTCCGTCGACATCGAAAATAAAGGCTGGTCGCTTCATCGCATATTCCTCGCTGCCGCCGCCATCCGCAGCATCTGGGCGATCTGCGCTGGCTCTGGGGTTTTCGGCGCCTTCGCGCCCTTGACGCCGATCGCCGCGGCCGGGGCGACGGCGGGGCGGGCCCGGCGCGTCGATGGCTTTGGCGTCTCGGGATACGCCGCTTTTTTAGGATAGCTGGTCTCGGGGGAGGTATCGGCCATGGGTGTCTCCCTCATGCCTGCGCTCCGCCGAGCGAGTCTCGATACCACGGGCCAGGTCACGTCAAAACCCTCATCAGGCCGTAGCCGGCGACGAGCCCGCCGAAGCGCACGCATTGGGAAATCACCACCAGTTGCGCCAGCGAGACGTTGGTCATCAGCTTGTCGATCGCCTCCGCCGGGGGGCCGCCGTAGACCCGCACCGCGTAGAAGATCGGCCACGTCATCAACGCGACGCCGCAGAGAAGCCAGATCATGCAAAAAGCTCCAATTGCTCGCCTGGGGGCGCCCGGCCTTCGATCCCCGCCCACCGCGCCTCCGAGATCCACTCCGGGCGGTTGAAGGGCCATCCCGGCTCGCCAGCGCGCTGCCAGGCGACCATCGGCGGCATGGATGGCCCGATGAACCCAGGAGAGGGCCGCCATAGCTCCACGACCTCCGCCGCGGTCCTACGCGGCTTCTTCTTCGCCATCCTCGTCGTCCCCGTGGCCGGTGTAGGGGCATCGGTCCGGCCCCGGGCACACCCCCGGCATGTTGCGGCCGGATGGATCGCAGACGCAGCGGCCGCCGCGCCTCGCCCGGCGCTCGTCGATCGCATCCCGCCGGGCGTCCTCGTCGTCGTCCTCATGGCGCGTCATGCCGACCCCACCGTGTTCATGGCGAGCACCTGTTCGTTGCCGACCCCGATGTTCAGCACGACAACCCGCATCGCCTGCTCGGCTGTCGTCACCCGGTGATCCTGCAAGGCGATCAGCTTCCCGAGCATGTTCGACGCGACCGCAAGCAGTTCGAGCGCCGTCATCTTCTCGGCGTGCTTCCCGACCAGGGCGGCGAGATCCGCAAAAGCGACCTCGTGTTCGGGTCTGGCTTTCATCGCAGGAACCCTCCGATGTGCGGCGACAGCGTGGTCAGCAGCCAGACCGCGCCGAGCGAGATCAGCGCCCCCAGCGCGCCGAGGCCGGCGAGTGCAAAGAATCCTCTCATGATGCCCTCCGCATTTCCTCGAGCGCCGACGGCGCCCATTCCCTCATCCGCTCCACCCGGGCGCGGCGTTCAGCCAGCACGTCCGGCGCGTCCGGAAGGCGGTAGCGCCAGACCGGCTCGCCCGGACCGCCATAGGTCGGCGTCCGGTACAGCGCGCCGGTGCGCGTCATCCAACACACCACCGTCGTCACCCGGCGTGTCTCGATCCCGAGTTGCGCCGCGATCTGGAACACAGATTCGCAGCCGATGCGGACGGCGGCGGTGATGGCTTGCTCGTGGGTCACGTCACGTCCTCCAGGGTGAAGATTCCGCCGGCCATCGCCCGGACGACGGCGTGCAGGCAGTTCTCGGCGCCGAGAGCGAGCGCCGCAGCCGCCCGGTGCTGCTTCACCCCTGACAGGGAAATGCCCATGATCTTGGCGGTGGCGACGAGGTCCTTGCCGCGCGCCGCCCACATCAGCGCCTCGCGCTGCCGGGGGGTGACGGACATCGCGCGGGGCTCAGTCAAAGGGGTCCTCCTTCACGGGCGCCTGGCGCGCATCTTGCGCGGCCCATTCCGCGATCTTCGCCCGCATGTCGCGGTCCAGGGCCGCCACCATTGCGGCGTGCTCCGGCGATCCTTCCCGAAGCTTCCGGGGGTCGCGTTCACGATGCCCGAGCTTCGCCATCACGTCGGCCTTCCACCCGGAAATGAATTCCCGCCGCCGGTCGCGCTCGACATCCGACAGAAGCGGCGTCGGCCCGAGCAGCTTTTCGTTCTCGGCCTGCAACCGCCGCCGGCGCGCGGCCTCGTAAATCGGCAGCATCTCGACTTCGCAGGCCGCCCGGACCTCCGCGACCGAGGGGAGGAACGTGCTCGTGCCCGGCAGGCCGCCACGGGGATCGGTGACGCGCGTGACGACGCTCTCCGGGTACTGCATCAGCACGGCGACGACCGAGCGAGCGTAGACCTCCGGGTCGGCTGCATCGCCCTTGCGGTAGCTGCCGAGCAGCACCCGGGCGCGCTCAGTTGCGACGGATTTGGAGCAAGGGGGGAGGCCGTGGGGCGTCGTCGTCGAAGAGGCCGCCGGTGTTCCGGGCTGCTGCGGCCTCGTCGACAGCGCGCTCGTGGAGCTCCCGTGCAACGTCTTGAACTGTTCGTGGTCTTCCGGATCCATTGGAACCTCTTGTGGCGGCCGGTTGGTCTTCCCATCGTCGGTTGTTCAGGAACGTGGCTGGGTTGCACCAAGGGCGATCAGGGGGTGTCGTGGCGATGTAGCGAGCGAGCCCGGCCATGATGGCGTCGTGCTCGGCGGCGACCTTGGCGTAGGCCCTCATGCCGTCAGGCTTGGCGACCTTATGCGGATAGGCCTGCCAGAACTCGGCGAAGCGAGAGGGCAGCGCGATCGCGCGTGAGGCTTTAGAGACGCTAGTCTCTAAAGACTGTGATTGTGATTGTGATATCGCTTCCGATTTGCCGGGCGTTTGCTCTGGCAAACCAGAAGCATTTGCTAGACCGGCATCATTATTTTTCAACGACTTAGCTTCGGCGCCGCGCTTACCGGAGGCGGCTCTGACGTTGGATAGCTTTCTCGCTGAAGTGAGCTCGGAATCGATGCGCCCGTGCCGCCAATCCTCGTCGAAGAACGCCTGCAGTTTTTCTCTCGACCGCGTCCATTCGTGAGGCGTCATGCGCGAGATTCGCTGCCGGCTACGGTCGTCATCAGGCAGGCCGCCGGCACGCCAGTAGTGCATGATGAGCATGAGGTATGCCCCAGTTTCTGAGGCGGACAGGTGGCTCGTGTCCGACATGAAGTCGGCGACGTAGAGGGGCATCCAGGGAGGGGCGCTCATTTCACGCCACCTCGCCGACGGCATCGAATTTCGCGAGCGGGAAATTCAGCACGGCAAATTCTCCGTGTAATTCGATTGCCGCCACGTCTCTCCGCTTTGCAGCTTCTTCAGCGGTTGAAAAGGTTCCGAGCTTTATACGGCGACCATCACAAGTGATGTAGGCCAGATAAGTTCCACGATCGGAACGGAAACATACCCCTTTGAACCCCGTCGAGTTTTTGTCTCCAATCCTACGGTTCCAAGTGTTTTGCTTTTTTGTTGCGCGCCGCAGATTACGTCTTCGACAATCCAAAGCATTTCCGTCACAATGGTCGGTTATCCCCCCAGGGAGAGGAGGAAGGATCACGTTGTGAAGTCGGATCGTGCGCCCTTTGCACCCGCGCCCCGCATAGATAGGATCGCCGCATGCAGACCAGTTCCAGCCTTCCACGAGGGGGACGCAGTCAGTGTCGATGATCACCTCCGCCCCATTGGAAAGCGGTACGTAGGCGACCTCCCCGACAATTCGGATTGGTCTGATTTTCTTGGTCCAAGTGCGCTTATTTCGCATCGAACAGTTCTCTTTGATCTCCCCAGACGGTCCAGTTCGCGCGCGACTGCCGGCCGAACAATTCGAGCCTTGGCCCATCACACAGGGCCTCGATCCGGAACGCGATCTCGTTGGGTTTTCGGCTGTGGACGCGCTTCGGTTCCTGATGGAATTGACGAATAGAATTGGACGTCCGAACCGGGCGGCCGCGGCGCCCGACCATGACGAACTCGCACGACGACCGAGTCGTGTACCCGGTGCCGAACGACTCCTTCTCCCAGACAAACCCGATGGTGGAGACCTTGAAGCCCCATGCCTTCATGATCGGCATGTGCGCGCCGATGGCGAGGAAGGGAGAAGTGATCCACATGAACAGCAACGCATCGTCGGCGACCCCGCCCTTGACCGGGAGCGCGGCGATGTCGTCGAGATTCATGCAGGCGTAGTGCCGCATGGGGTTCTTGCCCGGCCGTTCAACGCTGTTGGATTGAAAGCGCCACGGCGGGTCTGCGAGCACGCAGCGCCACCCCCCCTCGATCGTCGGCAGCGGGGCGTAGAGCGTCATCCCCGCCCCCACAGCACCGGCGCCACCGTGATCGGCCGGGCGGCCTCACGCGCCTGCTGCGCCTTTGTCTCGAGCCCCTTGCGACCCCCGCTCTTGCTCATCGTGTGAACGACATCGTTGATGGCGCCCTTCTGGCAGAGCGGGCACATCCCGTGCTTGGGGGCGACGCAGCCGCCCGGGCGCTTGCAGTACGGCCGGGTCATGCCGACACCGCGAACGAATGGCAGCGGTTGCCCCAGACCAGTCTCCCCTCATCGACGAGGCGATAGACGACCGTCCGGTGGACGCGGGCCCCCCGCGACCTCGGCGCCGGGCGCCAGTATCCTTCCAGCCCTCCCCGCATCAGAGGGGCCATGGACACGGCCAGATCGTCCGCCAGCGCCCCCAGAGCCTTCGCCCGGTCCATCCGGTCGGGGATCTCGGAGATGCGCGCCAGAGCCGTCTTCTGGCCCGCTGTGAGACGGTCGGCGGCGGCCGCGAGTGCGATGAGGCGTTCCGCCAGAGAGGGGGTATCTGCGCTCATCTTCCGGCCTCGAACTTCTTGGCGCCCGCCCGGCGCTGGTTCGGCCCCTTCCTGGCGCTTTCGTCGGTGTTGCCGAGGTGCCATTCGCGGCAGAACGGGCACTTGTAGGGAGTGGTCTTCTTCCGGCTCTTGTCTCGCGCCCGGAGGTGCGTGATCGTCTGCGCCGCCTCCCCGCTGGTCGCGTACTGGATCTTGCCAGTCCGGCAGAGCACGTCCGTCATGCTGCGTCCCCCAAAGCGATCAGGTTGGCGGCCATGGCGAGCGCCACGGCGTTCGGAAGGTTGACGGCGCCGAGCGCCCGGCAGGCCGCGAGGCGGTGGACCTCGACGGTGCGCGCGGAGATCCCGAGGATGGCCGCAGTGTCGGAAGAGGTCTTTCCCCGGGCGGCCCAGAACAGGACCTCGCGCTGTCGCTCGTTCTTGAGGCGGGGCGTCATCGCAGGACGAACTCCGCCGGGAACGCCCGGCTCTCCGTCGAGGCGAGAAAATGCCAGCCCGCGAGAGCGTCCGCCCGGTTGTCGTCGTGGCAGGCCTTCGGCAGGAGTCCGAGCATCTGGACGGTCGCGACGACCATCTTCTTCGTCTCGCCCCGGTCGCCGGCATGCGCCCGACCGCAGACGGCGACGCGGATCGTGGCCGCGGCGGGTTCGAGCACCCGGCAGCCCCACAGGCCTCCGACGACCGCGTGCGCGGCGCCGTTCAGGCGCAGGGACGGCTCGACGTTCTTGTCGATCATCCCCTTGCGGACCGCCATCCACCGCTCGATCCCGACGAGGTCCGGCTGTCCGTATTCCTCGTGAAATTTCGTGAGCTCCCGGGCGAGCGCCCCGCACCACAGCCCGTGCTCACCCTCCGGCCCGAGATCGGCCGACCAGGACATCGGTTTCATGCGGGTGTCTCCGAAGGCAAACCCGGTGCGGCGCGCAAGATCGAGGAATAGAATTCTCATGGCCGTACCGGGTTGTTGTTGAAATCAGGCGTCGAAGCCGCTGCGGGGCTTCTCGTCGTCCTCGGGGAGTTGCTTGAAGCCGGAGAGCAAAATCGCCTGCCCGGCGTGCCACCCGCGGAGGAACTCCTCGACGTCCCGGTTCGCCGGGCACTCGGCCTTTTCGCCCCGCATCCCGGCTTCCTTGCCGAGCGTGAAGGACAGCGGTTGCGTGTCGTCGTCGTCGCCGAACAGGCCGAATTGGTGCCCGATCGCGAAGCCGCGCCAGCGCGCCACCCGGGCGACGCGGTCGACCTCCGCCTTGAGATCGGCCTGGCCTTCCTCGGTCGCGGCCTTGATGTAGGCCTTGAGGTCCGCGAGCAGGACGCCCTCGCTCTTGGCCTTCTTGCAGACGTTCTTCAGCGCCGCGTCGGCGGCTTTCTTGGCCTCGAGCGCGGTCGTGTAGTGCCCGGCCCACGAGTCCGTCAGCGCGTGAAGCTGCTCGTCGGTGAGCGGCGACTTGGCGACGTTGTCGTGCGCCGTGACGTGCGGCTCCGCGCCGTCCTTCGGTTTATTTTTCGATCCGGGTGGTCTGCCTCGGGCCAATGCGCCCTCCTTTGTGGGGTGATGGATTCGCACCACCGCCGCAATGCGCTCCCCCTCATAAAGGATGGTTGCGTAGAATTACGATCAAAAAAATTAGATGACGCCGGCCCTTCCACCATCGAATAAAAGCACTCGATATTATTTTCGGCGGGGATTATTTGTCCGGGCATGACACAGGCCGATTATTTTTTATCCAGACACCCTGACAAAGATGGCCGATACCATCACCCGCCAGGAATCTATTTTGGCCTCGGGGAGTCCGCTTACTTTTCCGACGTCGCCCTCGGCAGTTCCGACCACAAGAAGCTCGCCGAATCTCCGGCCCGCTTCTGGTGGGAAAGCCGGTCAAACCCGATGTGGGAACCCGACGAGATCACGCCGGCGCTGCGCATCGGCCGCGCCCGGCATTGCATCGTGCTCGATGGCCGGGAGGCTTTCGAGGCGCGCTACGCCCGGAAGACCCTCAACTGGTCGACCAAGGCCGGCATGGTCGAGAAGGCCGCCTTCGAGGCGCAGGGGCTCGAGCCGCTCGACGACGAGGCCTACGCCCGGACGCTGGCGACGAAAGCGATCATCGAGGCGAACCCCTATCTGGCCGAGACCTTCACCGGCATGGTCGGGACGGAGGTCAGCGTCTTCTGGAACGCCCGCGGCGTTCCGAAGAAGGCGCGCTTCGACGGGCTGAAGCCGCGCGCGATCGTCGATTTGAAGAACATCGCGAACGAGCGCGCGATCGCCTTTCCGAAGGCGTGCCTGCGGTACATCGACAATTACAAGGCGCACGTTCAGGCCGCGCATTACCTCGAGGCGCGTCTCGCCATGCGCCAGCTTTGGGAGGACGGGCTCGTCCACGGCGAGCACGATGACGAGGTGCTGGCCGAGGTGGTCGACTCCGACGAATTCGCTTTCGTCTTCGTGTTCCTGCAGTCGTCGGGCGCGCCGCTCTCGCACGCTTTCCAGTTGAGCTATCGGCGGTTGCCGGGCGGCGAGGAATGGAATCCGATCTTCGACGCCGGGCGTCGCGTGCTCGACCGCGCGGAAGCGAACTATCTGCGGTGCATGGCGGCGTTCGGCGCCGACACGGCCTGGATCGAGCCGGCCCCGATCGCCGAGCTCGACTCGTCGCAAGTCAGCTTGCCCTCGTGGTTCCTCCGAGAGGCGGATTGGGAGGGCGTGTGAAATGGCGAAGACAAAAATCGGCCGTCTCGCGCTCCGGGCGGAGGGGGAATTCTGGAACGCCTATTGGGCGCCAAGCCAGACGTCGATGAAGGACGCCGTTTTTCTCGGGAGCGTCCGCCTGTCGCTGGTGCAGCGGGACGCCTACGCGAAGACGCTGTTCATGGATGCGATGAAGGCGGCGTTCTCCGCGGTCGTCGATGAGACGCTGGGCGAGGCGCCGACGTGGAGCGCGCCCCAGACGGCGCCGGAGTCCGAGCGCGGGGGGCACGCCTGATGACCCCAGACGAGATCCTCGCGACCGTCCGCGGCCTTCCGTTCCGGCGCTTCCACAACGCCCTGCGGTCGCTGGTCAACATCGACGGATGGATGCTCGAGCAGTTGGGCGTCTCGAAGGAGACCGCGGAGCGGTTCGTGAAAGCCCCGGAACACGTCTTTGTCACCGCCGACGACGAGACCAAGGCCGCGATCTGGAAAGTGCTCGAGCGGCGGCAGCCGGACGATTTGAGGGAGAGCGTTTAAGTGGCGAACGAACGGCAGCAGATTCAGGTCATCGACCCGGTCCCTCTCATGGACACAGGGTCCTTCGAGCACCTTCAGCGCATCGCCTCGGCGATGGCGCGCTCGAGCCTGATCCCGGATTGCCTCCGGATGACGAAGGTGGTCGACGAGGACGGCTACCCGGTGAAGGAAAACGGGAAAGCCGTCGTCGAATTGCTGCCCTACGAGTCGATCCTCGCCAACTGCTTCCTCGTCGTCGAGCAGGCCGTCCGGTGGGGCGCGTCGCCCTTCGCCGTGGCTCAGTGCGTCAGCGTCGTCCGCGGGAAGCTCTGCTACGAGGGCAAGCTGGTCGCCGCGATCGTCGAGGCGAAGCTGGGCGTGCGCCTAACCTACACCTACGACGGGAAAAGCGGCGATCAGCGCGGGATCGTCGTCTCGGGGAAGATCGGCGGGGAGTCTGAGGTTCGGATCGTGACCGGCACCGTCGGCGCGTGGAAGACGAACGGCAATATGTCCCCCTGGAAGAACGCTGAGAACCACGAGCGCATGCTCGCCTACCGCGGCGCGCGCGAGTGGGCCAGGCGGCATGCGCCGGGAATCATGCTGGGAGTTTACACCGACGACGAAATGTCCGACCTGCAGTCCGGCGGCCGCACGACGCAGCTTCGCGGCATCGAGCCGGTGCGCGACGCCCTCTCCGGCGAGAAGCCGAAGGCGATCGAGGCCCGGCCGGCGGTAGCCGAGACCACGGAATCCTTGCCGGCCACGCCAGGCGAGGGAACGGAGGCTGCCGCCGCAGTCTCCGTGGGTGAGGAAGGGGATGTCCGGGAACCGTTAACCATGTCTCCGACGACATGCGCTTCGGGGAAGGTCTTGGACACCCCTTCCGACCCTGTTGCCGAGGCCGGAGAGGTCCAGCAGGACGTCTCGGCCGTCGAGGCGGAGAAGGATGGCCCCGAAGCCGAGAACGAGGCGCAGGAGCCCACGCAGCCGACCGACGACGCCTCCTACCAGCGGTGGGTGTTCTGGTGGTCCAGCAACCTCGTCCACTCGCACGAGGAAGCGTCCGCCAAATGGAAGGCCGAGCGCACGATCCGGAACAGGCTGCAAATCTCGTCCGAGACGGTCGACGCCTGCAAGGCGTTTCTCGGCAAGTCGTGGCCGGCTCCCCCGGCGAACGGGGAGGCGTGACGTGGAGGAACGGGAGCGGATCGCGCGGCTGATCGCCGGGGCGCTCCACGCGGGGCGTGAGAACGACATCGTCACCATCGGATCACGGCAGATCGCCCAAAGCGTCTTCGCGGTCCCGCCGAAGGAGTTTCAGGCGCCTTTGTGGAGCCTCTACACGACCGTCGCCGACGTCATCATCGGCGACCAGGAACGCCAGGCCGAAGCCGCCCGCGAACGATGGGCCGCGGCGTCTCCGGAAATTGACTGATTACCCTCATGCGCACGGTAGTGATAATACGTATATTGCATATTTTGAATCGCGAGATATATACTCTGGCTATGTACTCAGGCGATTGTGCCTGGGGCTAGTGAGGTAAATTATGACCCCACGGGACTATGCTGCGCTGCAGCGCGCCATGCAGATGGACACCGACACATTCGCCCAATGGCTGTGCTGCGGCCCGCGGACCGCTCATCGGTGGCTGAACGGGGATCAGGACATCCCGCGCTGGATCGAGACGTTCGGCCCATTTTTAGTCGAGGCCGCTACCGGGCAGTGGGGGCCGGGTGTGCAGAAGCGCGTGCTCCTGCTCCCGCGGCTTGGCTTGCAACCCCTCCTGCCGCAGCAGCTTCGGCAGGCCACGGCCGACGCGACATCGGAGTCCCTCTAGTGTGGCGCCTTTGGCGCCATGCCTTGAAGGGCGCGCTTAACCTCGGCGAGGTCACTGGCTTGGACCTGTTCCTGTCCGGATATGGTTCCGAGGTTTCGTGCGATTTCGGTCATTGATCGGCGGATGTCCGAAATATCGGACGCCATCGTCTGTGTCACCTCGTGCTCATGCACCATGTCGTGCTGCAAGCCGGTGACGTCTCGGAGCGTCGTGACCTGACCGGCTGAAAACCACCCGACCACGGCGACTACACCCGCCCCGGCGACGTATTTCAGCACCTCGATAGCGTGGTCGGCGGGGTGGACGGACATCTGTTCTTCCCTAGAATCAGATCCACGCCGCCTCCGCCGTTCTATGTCGAACAGGTCGTCACGGTCTACCGGGATCGGCCGCCCACGAACCGGGCGATGGCCGCGAGCAGCTTCCGGGCGACATCGCGGAGGGTGACGGCGGCGGCCACGACCGCAACGATGATCGCCGCCATGGTGACGAGAATGACGATGAGACCTGTTTCCACGGGTCAGCCTCCGGAAAGTTCTTTTTCGATGGCCGCGACGGTGAGTGGCCCGGCATCCCCGTCCACGTCGAGTTTTTCCTTGGCCTGGAATGCTTTGACGGGGTTGGGGAAGCCGAGCTTTTCCAGGGCGTCCAGAACGCCCTCGAGCGTCGTCAGGAGCGGCGCGGTCGGCTCTGCGGCGCCGGCCAGGTAGGATCCGGGCGGCGGGTAGTGGCCGGCGTCCGCTTCGGCTTTCACGCGCGCGATGAAGCCGGTGATCCACGCCGGGTTCGTCGATGGGTCGGAGTGGCCGCCGCCGTCTTTCCCGAGGCCGAAATGAGTCTCGAGGCCCTTGCCCGCCCCGCCCGGGGCACGCTGGATCGGGATGTTGTAGGTTTTGCAGAGATAGGCCGCCAGGCGGGCGGTGGTCAGCAACAGGGCGTCGCTGTAGCCGTTCTTGCTGTAGCCCGCCATCTCGATCCCGATGGTGCGAGAGTTGAACGCGCAGGCGTGCCAGGCCTTGTCGGAAACGCGGACGCACTGGTCGATCTTGCCGCCGTCCTCGCGGATGACGAAATGCGCCGAGACCTGCGACTGCTTTTCCTTGAACCATTCGTCGGACGCATCGAAGTCGCCTTCGCAGTCGTGGATGACGATGCCGTCGATGTCGGCAGTGCGGGCGGAATAATTCGGCGACGGCGTCCACGACAGGGGGGGGAGCCATTCGGCATTTGCCATGATCGTGGTCCCTCAGATGGTGCGGGCGTCCGGCTGCGGAACCTTGCCGGGGGCGAAGCGATAGAAGGGGACGAGGCGCTTCGGCGTTGGCACGGGGGCGGCTTCGACCTTCGGCGCCGGCGCGGCCGGCTTGGCGGCGTGTTTCTTGCTCATTTCAGGGCTCCTTTCAGTTGTTGGCCCAACCCTCCGAGAGGGCTTCCCAGCCGTCCGGCTTCGGCCCGCGCGACGGCGGCCAGATCCCGGAGGCGATCAGGACCCAGGTCTCCGCCATGGTCCCGCGGCGCTCCGCCTCGCCGTTGGAGACGGTCCCGGCCTTCTCGAAGCTGATCGTGGCCGACATCGCGACGCCGTAGGCGCTGCGCCTGGCCGTGATCGCGGCGGCGCCGTAGCCGAGGGGGAAAGTGGCGAACTCCCACAGGGTCGCGCGGACCTCGTTCTCGAGCGTGTTCTGGCCGGCGAGGACCAGCGCCTTGATGTCGATGCCGAGGCCGGGCGCGGTGATCCTGCCATCGGCGGTCTTGTGGCCATCCCGGATCGCCACGGTGCGCGCTTCCTTGCGCTGGTAGAGGCCGAAGCTCGTCGGCGTGCCGACCGGGTGCGGCGCCCACGACAGGCGCTTGCCGGCCTCATCGACGTAGTCGCCCATCCCGTTCGGATCGAGGTCCTCGTTCTCCCCTTCGGCGCACCCGAGCATGCCAAAGGCGAACGGATTCGGGTGCCCGGCGGCGCGGTAGAGGGCGTGCAGCTTCCGCGCGCGGGTGAACAGCGTCTGGCCATCCGGGGAGGCAGGATCAGGCCACAGGGGGATCGTTATGTTCATCGTCGTCCTCCAGATAGACCTTCGCCGCGGCCGCCATGTACCGCAGGAACGGCCACGCCGAGATCATGCCCCACACCGCAGCGCCCACGGCGGCGGCTGCGAGCGTCCCCCAGCCGATCTGCTGGGCGTCCGTCATGCGCGCTGGCCGCCGCGCCCGAGTTGCGTCTGCGCGTCCCGCATCGGGTTTGGATCGCCGTGGATCGTCCCGTCGGCGATTCCTTCGATGATGTACGCAGCAAGCGCCTCGGCGGCCGGAGCCGCGAGCGTGGCGACAAGGGGGCCGCCGGCCGCCCGGAGCGCCGCCTCGATGATGGTGTCCGCGACCGCTTCCCCGTCCGAGACGGTCGCCGCGCCCTCGACCAGCCGCGAGGCGACGGCCCCGAGCGCGCGGACATCGCCGCCGGTGAGCGTCAGCTTGCCGATCTGAATGGCCGGCGCGGCAGGGGCCGTAGCCACCGGCGGCGCGACGACCAGTTGCCTGATCAGGTCGCCGAGCCAACTCATTTCTGGGCGAGTCCGGCGGCAACCGTCTGCCCGACGAACTCGGCCGCGTTGATCGCGATGCCGGCCAGCGGCGCCGCGGCGGCGAGGGTCTGGGCGTCGGTCGCGGTCGCGGCGTTGCCGACGAGCAGGCGCTTGACGACCGTCTGCACGGTCGCGTTGTTCGGGTTCGCCGCGGCGATCTGGTTGAGCAGGGCAGCGTTGAGGGTCGTGTACGCCTGGACGCCGGCGGCGGCGGTCGGCGCGGCGGCGACAGCCTTGTTCGCGGCGGACGTGACGGCGGCCTGGTTGGCGCAGCCGGCGAGCGCGAGGCCAGCGAGGGCAACGCCGATGAAAGCGAATCTGGTCATGACGGTTCTCCGAGGGGGAAGAGGGCCGGGCGCGGGGCCCGGCGTGCGGTCACTTCGCGGCGGCGGGGGCGGCGCTGGTCATCGTCGCCTGCAGCTTGCCGATCTGGCCCACGATGATCGAGGCGGCGAGCTCGGGCGTGAGGCCCGTCGCGGAAACGGCCCTGGCGAGCGCCGGCGCCGAGGCGGAGACGATCGCGTTGGCGGCGGCGGCGATGCCCGGGGATCCGACGTTGACCTGGGCAGTCGCGAGATTGCCGAGCGCGCCGGCGACGAGCTTCCCGGCCTCGTTGGCGCAGGCCGTCTCGATCTGCGTCTGGTAGGCGGAGGCGACTGCGATGCCGGCGCCCTTGAGCGCGGCGAAGACGAGGCCGCCAAGGGCGAGGACGACGGACCCGGCGATGGCGGAGATGTAGGGCTGCAACGCCTCGATGAGGGGCGCGACGTTCACGACGGCGGTTGGGTCGGACATGGATGTCTCCAATGATCCGACGCCAGGCCGCCGCAGGGCGTCACAGGCCGCCCTCTACCACACGGCTGATAGGGCATCAATTCCCCCATCGCCATGCGCTTGTGCTGTCGTCGCAGTGCGCCCAATTGTTGACCGTCGTCGATCCGCCCGCAGTCACAGTCCCGTTCCAGGCCGGGGCAGCGTTTGCGAGCGTGTCGTGGACAAACGCCCGAGCGCCCCGGACCGCGCTCGTGCAGGAGATCGCAAGCAACGTCGCTATCGAAAGCTGCTTGCTCGGATAGACCAAGCCGTCTGCATACCAACACTCGCCATAGACCCCCTGCGGGCTCCAACACGTTTGCCCCGCTGCGATGCCCGAACCCCATGAAGTCGCGGATGTCCCGACGCTCATAGTGGCCGATCCGCCCGGATGCCGGTGCATAATGATCCCCGTTGGGGATATCTGCATTTGAGCGTCGGAGTTTCCGCTGATCGGGTTTACGCCCGTGACCGAGAGCCCGACAGCGGTATCGCCTCCGCCCGTGTTGATCTCGACCGGGTTGACCGGGCTGTCCTCGTTCGGCCCAATTCCGAGAGAAGTAAATCGTCCTGTTGTGAGGGTGTTGATCGCCCCAAACGACTGCACCCCTGCATACTCGATACCGACATAGGGGATCTGCCCGGCATTGTTGACGGTGGTAGTTGAATATAAATTCAGCACATCCCCGATTGCCACAGTCGAGGCTGCTGTGGATTTCAGCGTCACCGTCGTTCCAACAACCGATGCCGATGTTCCGACGACCAGACCCGTAGTCGTATCGCGGACGCTGACACCATTAGACAATGCAGTCGCCCACGCTGGCGGTGTCGATGGGAGAGTGAACGAAGTCGTCACACCTGACGTTATCGTGGCGCTGTTGGTGAAGTTTGCCCCGTAGTTGCTTACAAGCACCGGGCCTGCTGCGACCCACCCGGCGTCCAGGTTGTGGATGCCTTGGTAAAACTCTCCGAGCTTTGCTGCACCGATCCAGTTCGATCCCCGCATCATAAGCACTGCGTCGGCCGCGTTGACATAAGTCGAGTTGCTACTGATCCCGACGCCCAAAGCTTGTATGGTGCAGTTTGAAAAGATATGACCGAACGAATAGCCGTCGATCTTGATTGCGACGCTTTCCCAATCGGTGAAGAACGGAAAATCAACGCCGCAGTTGTTGACTGTGATCCAAGTTGATTGATTGCCCATGTGGAACGCAACGTCGTAGTATAGGACAAACACATCCGAAAGATAAAGCAACTGGTCGTCTCCGACCCCTCCGAAGTTGAAAGCGGTTCCATGGCGGAGCAGCGATGTGACTTGCAGCGTTCCACCGCTGGTATAGGTTCCGGGCGTCAGCGTGAATGTATCACCCGTCTGCGTCGTCAATGCTTGAGCATTGATCTGCGCCGAGCCGGAGGTTGCATCGAACCACGAGATCGACGTGCCGCCCGGCAATGACGAAGCAGAGTCCGTGACGGTGTAGCAGGCGGCAGTGGTCGAGCACGCACGTCCTGGAAGGCCGACAAGCCCGGTCAGGAAATACCGCGCGCCCGTCGTGTCGCCGACGCCAATCGTGTTCCCGGTGGCGGTGAAGGCGCCGTAGTGCGCCCCGGAGAGGGTGGCGCAAACGGAGCCCGAGCAGGAGGAAACGGCCGAAATCGTCCAGCGGTCCACGAGATCAGGCCGTCCGCCTGTGCCACTGACGAAGACGACATCGCCGACCTGCACATCCGAACCCGAAGGGAGGATCACCTGGACAGCATTTGACCCGCCGTTTTGGATCCCGGATATAGAATAGGTCGTCGTCTGGTTCGTAGAGTTCTGCGTCAAATATGGCTCAAACTGCACATCATGTATGCTGCCGACATCGTGGACATATTCAAAGGTCGCGCCATTCGTGCAGTCGCCCCGCACATGCTGCATCGACGGATGGATGGTCTCGAAATCAGCGCACTGCGCAAAGCCGAGGATAGACGTGTTGATGATCTGGGCGTTCTGCCCGCCGACTGCCGGGACACTGTCCGCCGGGGCGAGCACGCCGGTCCCTGCGAAAAGCGCGAGTTGCTGCAACTGCTGTCGCGTCGTTCCGGTCAGCAACGAGGGCGAGAGGTTCGGGTTGATGACCTCGAGTTGGATCGCGGCCGATGGGCGCAGGACCACCGCCGCCGACGCTGTGGTCGATCCGCCGAGTTCGCAGGCCCGCGTCCCGTAGGCCGACACCTGAAACGGCTGGATCGCCTGGAGGTTCTGCGCGCAAGCGAGCGTGATCCCACTCGGAACGACGATCTGCGCCGAGGCGGCGAGACATCCGGTAGGCGCGGACAGATAGTAGGTTCCGGCGCCGCCTGAGCTTGTCGCAAAGGCTGCGAGATCCGCGTTGAGGGCGGTTGCGATATCGGTCGATCCGGTGAGCGCGCCGTTGCAGGAGAGGTTGGAATATTTCACGGGTCCGCCCGCCAGCGCGAGACCCCCGTTGACCGTCAGCGTGTTCGCCGCCGTTTCGCCCAGGGTGATGTTGCCGCCCTCGTTCAGGGTCAGGGCGGCCGTGAAAGCATTGTATCCGTCCAGGAAGCTCATGTGGCTTCCAGTCCCGTAGCCACCCGAGGACGCAAGCTGCCAGTTATAGTGGCTGGTGGTGGTGTCGCCCCGGAAATAGATGCTGGCGGCGTTGGTTCCGCTTGCTGGCGTCATGTATACTTTCGCGTCACCACTCCCCGGAGCGATTGACAGCGTGTTGCGTCCGCAATTGTCATTGTCGAAGACGCCGGGCGTGCTGCCGGAAATGTTGTTGACGGGACAAGACCCGGTGATTCCGGTCGCATCGAATTGCGCCCACGTCCCGCTGACGGTCAATGGACCGCTCGCAAAGTCCGTTCCGACGACCGAAGCCCTGGCATTGACCGACGAGTCGTTGCTGGTCAGCGTGAGCGGGTTGAGGAAAAGACCGCCGGTGATCTTGAACTGGCTGATCGTGCCGCCGGATGCGGGCGCGAGCGTCGAGGCCGCCGTCTCGGCATGGATCGCCGTCAGATCCCATTGGTGGACGCTCGTCGCCGAATTGAGCGCAAACAGTGGCGTGCTTGGCGCGTTGATGGTCGTGTTCGTCATTGTGAATATGGGGATGTCAGTGACAGTCGAGTCGCTGTAAAAGACGCCGCCCCCAGACGTGGCGAGGTCTTCGACGTGGCCGCCGATGACGTGATAATTCCCCGCGTCAAATGTCCCGGTCGTGTAGTTCTCCCACTCCCAGAAGTGCAGAGGCCCGGTCGCCGCGCCTGAATTGAATTGGACGGTGTTGAAAGTTACCGTGTTCGCCGCGCCCGCTCCTGCGGCGTTGGGGTTCTCAACACGGACATAGGTGTTGGCCGCATAGTCATACGCCGCGCCCTGACGGCCGCCGAACCAATAGAGTTCGGGCCAATTGACGACGTCGATATAGGCGTCCGAGCACCGCTCTGAGCTTGAATTCCAGACTTCGGCGTGGATGCCGCCGGCCGCGCCGCCGACGTGCGCGTAAAACTTGTAACAGATGCCGGCGTTGTCGCTGAGGACGTCTCGGATCGTGGCGGCGTAGCCGTAGACCATGACGTTGACGACGCTCGCCGCCGGCGTCGAGCCCGCGTGGCTGACCGTGCCATTGACGAGCTCGGTCGGCGCGTTGGCGTTGGAGACGCCGAGGCTGACGCAGGGCGAGACCCCGGCGTCGCAGACGATCCCGCCGCCTGGGTCGGGCGAGACGCCGGTCTGCGGGTTGTAGCCGCCGAGATCGAGGGTCAGATAATAGGGAACGACAATCGTCGTCGAGGCGCGGCAGAGCTTTCCACGGGGGATCTTGACCAGGCCATGCCGCAGCACGCCGCTTTGCAGGGACGCCTTCTGAAGCGCGGCATTGATCGCTGCGGCGTCGTCTGTCACGCCGTCGCAGACCGCGCCGAAGTCGGCTTCGACATCGAACACGGCGCCGAAGTTGGTGGTGCGGTCGGCGAGGGTGGCGGGCGTGATCGCCCCCGTCCCGATGACGGTTGCGCCGCCTGTGGTGCATGCGCCGCCCGCGTCGACCAGATTCCCGTAGACGTCGATCGAAACGCAATCCCCACTCCCGAGCACCCCCGCGGTCGTGGCGACGGCTGCCGCCCCCGGCCTCACCACAAGATCCTGCTTGGCCTTGAACAGAGACTCCCACGCGGCGTAGCCCGGAACGCAATGCGGGCCCCACCCGGCCGTCGGCGGTGTCACCGGGCATACATCCGGGCCACTCTTCCCGAGGATGGTCTCCGGGTTGCTCTGCCCCAGCGCGAGGCCCGCCCAGGTGATAAAGACGGAAAGGGCCAGAAGGCGTCGCATAGTTCTGGTCATTGTCAGGTCCCGGGGTTAGGTCGCGCTACCTTTAAGGATAGGTATAGGCGCCGGCAGGCGGCGACGTCGTGCTGAAGGCGTTGCCGGCATAATCGGTCAACGGCATCGTTATATTAGGGAACTGAGCCGTAAGTGCAGAAAGTTCCGCGCTTGATGTCTCGCCGAGACCAATCGCGGGAGAGCCAGAGGTCAGGTGGAAGTCAAACGGCCCGTTCGATCGGCTCTGCGTCGTGAACCCGAGCGGCGGGTCATTTGGCGATAGCACATTGTCGCCGAAATATGTTCCTGCTACCTCAGTGATGACAGCAGATGTGCCATTCCAATACCAAAAATTGTTTGTAACCATGTTGGCGTTAACACGCGACCCTGCGGGAATTTGTTGTGAGCCCATGTTTGCTTGGGCTGTGGGCGAGATGTTGTCGACGAAAACGATGTGATCGCCATAGCCATACTCGGTCGACGTGAACCCATTCGCCTGCAACGATCCGGCAGTCGTACAGGCTCCGTTCAGCGTCGACCCGTCCCAGACAACCGTGTTGTGGGCAAAAAGCGCGTAGTGAGCCCCGCCCCAGGACAGGCCCCAACATGCGGTTGTTACCACAACGTTGTCGAGTATTCTGACGTCTGTCCACCCGGAATTGAAAGCGTCGATGCCCTGGGCCGCGGTTGCAAATAGGTCAGTTGGATCGTTGGACCGCTGACACCAATTCCGCTGAATCAGAATATCGACATATTGCCCGTCCTGACCATGGCCGCCGCCGGCCGACCCCCATCCCTGTATACAGTCCGGGTGGTTCCCATCGACGAGAATTTGATCGTGCATAAAGTTGCCCGAAATCAAATAGTGGTCGCCGCCAAAGTCAATTGCGTCATCAATCGTGTAGCTGATGGTGTTGTCAGCAATCAGATTATTTGAGGCAAAGATATTCGCGCCATAGGTTACATTGTGAATCGTGTTGTGCGACACGGATATGCAACGGGAGACGTTATCGGTCTTTACGCCTCCGCTGGTTACGTACGTGGTCCAATTCGCGGCGGTGTACGAAGTTCGTGCCGCGTCTTCGACTACGGCAACGTTGTTGTTGTCGAAGACGATGTCCGTGCTGCTGCTGGCGTACATCAGCGCGCCACCATAAGACCCCGTCCCTCGGAGAGTAAGACCCGAAATCCGGATTCGGTTGATGTTCGAGGTATTGGCCCCATTCAACACCGGCGTCTGTCCGGGGGCCGCCGCGATTGTCAATCCCTTCGACAGGGTGATAGGCGGATAGGGGGTCAGGCTCAGGGCAGTATTATAGGTTCCGGAGTTTAGGAGCACCTCGTCGCCATCGTGGATCTGGCCCGAGCTCCCCGGATAGAACGCGAGACGAGGGCCGCCCCATGCGCCAGAGGTCGTCAACGACTGGACGGTTTGCCACGGATGCGCCGCTGTGCCGCCGCCGGCGGCGATGCTGGTCAGGTCCGAGCCGTTGACGGGGTCGATGTACCAGACGTTGCCATACGTCGTCGGAACGACCGTGCAGCCGGGATAGATTTCCGGGCCGCCGACCTGCGTCCCGGTCCCATGGATCGTGCGAGCAGGCGCCGCCAGCGGGAGGAGCGCCGACAGGAGGATAGCGACAAGGATTCTCATGGGTCGCCCTATTGAAGAACTTGTCTCAGGATAGGCCGGCCGAACGTTGCCGTAAAAGCCGCGCCTGCAACTGTGTTGATGGTTATGGCCATCTGGAACAAGGTTGTCCCGGTTGGAACGACTGCGGGAGGCGTGCGCATTAGATATGTAGTGTTGGGGAGCCAGTAGGTCTGAGCCAAGGAATCTACCTGTTCGCCCCACAACGCAGCACCGCTTAACCCATAGTTCGGAAAGATCGAGAGCCAGATATTGCTCAAAGCCGCCACATTGGCCCCGAGTGTCATTGTAACAAGCGCCTCGACTTGCTGACCGACTAATGCTGCTGGACAACTTGGGATAGATTGGACCGCCCAGGTGTCCGCGCCGGTAGGCGTAGCACTCGCCGTGAATTGGTCGCCGCCGAGCGCGCCGTAGCCCTGCCCTGCGGTCGCGGGGATCTTGGCTAAGGTGAGCGTGTCCGATCCGGCCGATCGCGCCGCCGCCCAATAGCTCGGGAGTGCCCCCGTCGTTCCGGTTCCGATGCCGCCAGCAGTCCCTTGAAACTGCGTGGCGCCTGTCCCGAGCTGGCTCAGAAGGTTGCCGCCTGGGTTGTTGGTCGCGTCATAGAAGTCGAGCGTGCCATTTGTGATGATCGGCGCGGGTGGGACAAGACTGCCGAGCGTCGCCAAACATCGCTTTGCAATAGTGATGACCGCGAGCGAGGCGGGATGCAGACCGTCGGTGTCCCCCATGTTTGTGCCTGGTATCCCGGTCGTGCTGGTAGGGTCAGCAATATCGTCCCAGAAGTCGAAATAGATCACACCAGGCGTCTTCCGTGCCCAAGTCCCGATGATGTCGTTACCCCAGGCCGCATATTCGCCGCTCTGCGTGGTATAGGCGTTGCCACCCGTTCGGGGTATGAAAGGTGTACCGAGAAGCAAGACCTTGCCAGCGGCAGCACACAGGGCTTGGATCGCCTTAATATTGGCGAGCGACTGCGCCGGTGTTAGGCTGCTGACGGCATAATCGTTGTTCGCGCTCGCCCACATCAGCAACCAATCGAACGTTGAGAAATAGGGCGCGACGTTCGCGTTGAAGTTGGCGAGAAGATACGCGGTCGTCTGGCCGGTCCATCCGGAAACCTGGGTTAGCGGCTGCGAAATCCGAAGCGCGCCCTGCGACATAGCCTCAAGCATGACGGAGAGCCCGCTACGGGTCGAGTTGTAGGTCGGGGAAGACGTACCGTTGCCTGTCATGTAGGCGTGGGTCGTGGCGGACTTGCCATATTCAAACAAGTTGGTCGGTCGGCTGGACGGGAACACCATCGGGGGCACAAACATCGAGTCCGAGAACGCTCGGGCCGGCAGAAGGAGACCGGCGGCGCCTGCACTCCGGAGCAGAGTTCTGCGATTGATATTCATATCAGTATGTCTCCGTAACGCTGACAACGTCGGTCCCGGAAGCGGTGATCCCATAGATCGCAGCGGTTGTGTCGAGTGTCACCGAGGCGCCGGCGATCAAAACCTGTCCGGTCGCCGTCGTAACGCCAGATGCGCCGAAGTACACAACGGTTGAGCCGGAATTATAAAGCGTGACGGATACGCGCCCGATACCCGTTACGCCGGTTCTCGCCGCAACTATTGTCGCCGCACTCGTGCTGATTGAGGCTTGTGACGTGGCGATAGACGCAGGCCCGACAGGTTTACTGGAACCCCCAGCGACAGGAACGCCGGAGCACATTCCCGATCCGCCACTGATGCTGAGGGTCGTCGTCCCCGCAGCCGTGATTGCTGAAAGGTAGGAAGACGACCCGACCCCATAGCACCATGTGAATCCTGGCTGGATCAGGTCGCCTGCCGTGGCGCTCGCCGTCACGGACGATGACCCGAACAAGGCCCAAGCAGCATTTGCGCCGGTGTTTGTGACCTCGACAGTCGCCCCCGCCGGCAGAGCAACCCTATTGCCGGACGATGTTGTGGCGGTCAGGCTCGCGAACGCCCCTCCCTGCACAAAGGCCGCGTCTGGGCTGTCCACCGCCGCGATGACGCGCGTGGTCGCCGAGCTCGAAAAGCCGGCCGCTGTCGAGACGTTGACGCCTGCGATCTGCTCGTTGACGGAGCCGATGTTGTTCGTCCCGCCAGGGATGGCCGTGTTCGATGAACCTGCGATGGTCGACAAATAGGTGAGTTCGGTCGCCTGATTGGCCGCCGTCGCCGCCCCGCCGATGGTGCCGAGGTTCCAGGCCGCGCCGGTGGCAGGCTGGACATAGAGGCCATTGGCAGCGCCGACGACAGAACCACCCTGCACGGGCTGGTCGAACCAGGCCGACGAGGCCGAGCCCTGCGAGCCCTGCGTGACCGTCCCGCCGCACACGCCCATCGCCGCGCCGGGGATGGCGTTCAGGCCGATCGTCGCGCTGCCCGATCCGACGCTCGAGACCCGGAACCGGACATTCGTCAGGCCAGACGTATCGACCTTGAAGGATTGGTCCGCCGTCATCGTCGTAAAGACGGTGGGCGACGGGCAGGTAAAGGGCACCCCCACGATCGCAACCCACACCTTCGTCGAATCGCTGTCCCCCTTGGCGTCGCTCGAACCCTCGATCGTGAGGGTGGCGCCGGACGCGGTCAGCCCGGCGACGTTCACCCCCATCACCGCCTCGTTCCTGCTGAGGTCGAAGACGAGGACGTTGTTCAGCGTGCCGGTGGCTAGGGGCTGCGCCGAGGTCCGCAGGTTGTCGTCGGCGATGGCCGGGGATGCTGCGGCGAGGGCAAGGAAGGCCGCCAGGGCGGCGCGAGCGAAGGGGCGCATCGGGTGCTCCGAATTTGCGCCGCCGCGCTCTTGGCCCGGCTTATAGCCCATGCGCCGGGGCGCCTCAAGGATCGCCCTATCCGATGACGGTGATCGCCTCCGCGCTCGATGCGCAGTCCGTGAACTGCAGCTTGAACGTTCTCGTCGTGGCGGACGCCATCTGGAATTGACTCGCGCCGCTTTCGTTGCCCCAGAACGATACGCCAGCGCCGGCCTGGATCGTGCAGACCCCGTTCGTCCCATTGATGATCGTCAAGTCCAGCGTCTTACCAAAGAAAGCATCCTCGACAGAGCCGACGATCAGAGCCGCCGTTGGCAAGGTCATAGTGAAGGAGCCCGGGGTTCCTCCAATGACGTAAAGGCCGCCGACAATCTTCGAGGCGGCTACGGTGTAGGAACCCGTAATATTGTCGTCCCCGGGGACAAGACGCCCTGGCAGCGCCGGCAAGCCATTCTGCCAGGTGTTTCCCACGCAATAGCTGTCGTAATCCACATTCCCCCAATAGATAGCTTTCGTCTGCGTACCATAGAACCGGCAATTACTGACGGTGACACGGTAGGAGCCCGGGTTCACCGCCACGCCATAGCGCCAATAGAGGGGATCGCCCCATGTCAGGAATTCGCTGTCGAAAATATGGATGTCCTGAGACCCTGTGTCGATCCAGACGGCGTCCCACAGATTTGCCCCTGCCTTGCTCCCGGGCTCGAACAGGCAATCGGTGAACCGGACATCGCGCGCGCCCGAGATCGTGACGGCGCGCTCCCTGGTGTTGCCGATTCGGCACCCGGTGAACCGGATGTCGCTGGTGTACGACGCGCTCGTGTCGCCGGCGATGTACACCGCCTCGGCGTCGCCGAAACCCTGCGCGCCCGGGAATGCCCCGGCCCCCGGCGTGGACGTGTTCTGCAGCCAACAGTTTGTGAAATAGAACTCCCGGCCGCCGTCAATCTGTAGCGCGCGCCACGCCATGCCGTCCATGACGAGGTTGAAAAAGACACCGAAGGACGGAACGTAGGCCGCCGACTCCGCAGTGTTCTTGATCCACAGGCCGATATGGCAGTCGAGGAACGTCACGTTGCAGACGTTGAGCGTCCCCGCGCTCCCGTCCCACCACATCCCGTCGGCCCCTCGATACATGCAGTTGACGACGATGTTGTTGAGATTGAGCGCCGGGGCGTCTTGCGCCGTCGTCGACCCGTGCCAGTATATCGCCCAACTTCCGTTAACGCCCTGCACAAGAACGGTATCCACGCTCGGGGTGTTCGTCTGGTAGAACTCGATCCCGTTCCATACGTTAGTGAAATTCACGTCGCGGATGATGGGAGACCAGAACGTGTTCTGCGCGAAGATGGCGCGACCGCCCGTCCGGCTACTGCAGTCGAATTTGAGGTTTTCGATCCGGACGCCGTTGGTCAGCGAAGACGGCGCCGCCGTTCCGATCGTCAGGCAGTCCCCGGTCCCGGCCCCGAAATAGAGAACCGAATTGGCGTTCGACGCCCCGACGAAGGACACCCCGCCGGGCGGCCCGATGAGGATAGTCCCGAGGAACGTGTAGCTAAGGCTGCGGAACCCAAGTCGACCGCCGCCGAAGTGCTGCAGATAGACGATTGCGGCGTTTAGGGCGGCCGTGTTGTCGGAAGCGATCGAGAAGACGCCGAGGCTTTCGACTGGAACCAGCGGACCCAGCGCGAGTTGCCACCAGGCCCCATCTGCGGTCTGGACGTTCCCGGCGAGCGCGGGGGACGGGGGCGCCGGCAGCCTCGAATAGACGCCCTCGCCGCCGTCGCCGGCCGTCGCGTAGCCAAGGACCTTGACGCAGGATGTCGAGCTCAGGATCGACGCCCCCGAGAAGGCCGCCCGGGAGCTCCACACCGCCTGCACCGTCGCCGCGGCGATCACCGCCTGCTCCTGCAGGCTGTTGATGAACGTGAGCGGCGTCACGCCGATCGTCGGGGCGTCCTGTTGGCATGAGAAGACCCATTGCCCATAGGCGGCCCCGTGGACGACGTAGACCTGCGTGCCGTTGTAGACGGCCGAGGAGTTGGTGAAGTCCTCCGCCCGGCACCAGGCGCCAGTCTGCGCGATGTAGATGCCGTTGGTCGTCTGGTCGGCGTTCTGCCAGACCAGCACCCGGTCCCCGGACTGCGTCTGGTAGCCGTCGACCACGGGCAGGCCGATCAGAGCGCCCGTCATGTCCGCGGCGGTGGCGACCTTGCAGGGGGCCTTGTAGGCGGCGGCGTCGTCCAGCCCACCGAGAACGTCAAGCGGATTCGTGCTCATGGTTCCGTGCCCCGGGACCAGAGAATGCCGCCGGGGTCAGCGTTTACCAGAGGGCCATGGTCAAGTCACGATCCGTAGTCGCGGCCCCGGAACGGTCCGTCGGAGAACTCCGGAAAGCGATCCGGCCACATCTCTCCCGGGCGCCACCAGAACCGCTGATGCTTCCCGCGCATGAGATTGTTCTCTTGCGTCCGGAACTGCCGGGCGCCGTCCGGGTCGAGGCTCTTTTGAAGCTGGTCGAGGATCATCCGGTTGTAGGCCGCCCGGAGATACCAGAGCGTCGAGAACACCGGCGAGGAATAGCGCAGCGTGTTGATGCCGAATTCGCTCACCCGCGACTGCCATGATTTCCTGCTCGGATGGTTTTTGGGGAGCGCCCAATTCCCGAGGAGGTGCCCCATCTCTCCGGCCGCGTTCATGGCGTCGCCGACCACCGGGCCGAAGAACATTTCGCCTCCGGACCGGACGTTGTCGGTCATCGACCCGAGGATGAAGTCGCCGAGCCACGGGATCGCGCCGAGCGCGGCGCCGTGGAACCACGTCATGCGCCCTTCCGGCGTCCTGAAATCCAACGGCGGAATATCCTTCCCGGCCGAGACCTGCTTGAGGCAATAGGCCACCGTCGCCATGAGGACCATCCCGGCGGCCAGCCCGATCGCCCACGTTGCCGCGCGCAGCTTGTTCCGGGACCACTCGTGCTGAAAGGCGAGCACCTGCGACACGATCAGCGACGCCTGGAACGAATGGAACATGCCGGCCGATCGCACGAACTGGCCGAGCACGGTGTTCGGGGTCGACCCGCCCAGCATGGCGGCCTTCCCTCGCAGGGACATCGTCGGGACCGCCTCCTCGCGCTCCCCGGCCATGTAGGCGAGGAACCGGGTGGCGAGGTCGTCGGCCTTCTTCCGGGCGTCCTCGCGGCCCTTGTCCGATTCGGCGTAGGGCTCTCCGTTGGGGCCGAATAGCTCCTTCTGGCCCATCAGGCGAAGAACGTCCGCCGGGCGCTGGTCGCCAACCGCGGCGATCTCCTCCGGGCGCAGCCACTTCGCCGACCCGGTCGCCGGCTCGTGAAGGTCGGCCATCTGAATGACCTGCCAGTCCGACGGGGTGAGGCCGTATCCCTTCATCTTGCTCCGGATCCGCTCCGGGAGGTCGTACCAGTCCTTCTCCTGCTCCCGTGCCAGCTTCGCGGACAGGTCGCGCATGAAGGTGTCGCGGAGCGATTGGAGCGTCGGGGAGAGGCCGGAGAGGTGGGTCGTCCTGTCCGGCAACCAGCGCGACCAGCGCGCGACGTGGCGCAGCCTGTTCAGTTGCCGGGCGCCTTCGCCGAGGGTGAACGCCGCCTGGTCGAGATTGAACCCGGCGTGCAGGATCTCATCCTTCGACTGCTTCCCGAACGACGCGACCATGTGCGGGACCATCTCCATGATTTCCAGAGGGCGCATGCCGGTGAGGTAGCGGGCGCTGGCCTGGATCACCGGGTTCACGGAGATGTGGACGAGTTGCGCCGCGCCGAGGAGCGCGCTGTAGGAGATGTTCCGCAACACCGTCCCGGAAAGCGCGAGGCCGTTCTCGTCGCCGCGGTCGCCCATGAACTGCTGCAGATAGCCGTCGAGCGTCCGTGTCGCCTCCGCCACCTTCGCGGCCGCCATGAGATGAGGGACGCCCTTGAGCAGACTCCGTTTACTGTCGATCGTCCGCAGGTCGCCCTCGTGCTCGATGAACTGCTTGATGAACTCGACCATGGCGACCGGGTTCGGCCCCAGCACGCGCATCAGGGCGATGTCGTTCGCCATCGAGGTCCCGTAGTGCAGAAAGTCGGACAGGATGTCGTCGCCGTAGCGGCCGAACTCCCGGGCGTAGCGCCCCTGAGAATCGGCGTCCTTGAAGACGAAGAAACGGTGGTCCGATCGGGAATTCGCCACCATCGACCCGCCACGTTTCGCCATCGAGGCGCGATCTGACAGCCGGCCGCCTGTGACGATATTCTTCCATGCCTCCCCGAGGATTCGCATCTTCTCTTCTGCGGAGGGGATGCTGGCGCCGAAAAGTTCGCCCGTCCAAGGGTCGCGCATCTTCGACCAGTCGAGCATCGGGTTGATGAAGTTCGACCAGTAGAGCCTCGATCGTTCCGGGCTCCACGCCTCTCCGTTGGCCGCCTTCGTCCCCCCGGCGATCTGCACCGCGTGCGGGTCGTGCGACTGCGGGTTGTGCCAGGTCTCGAGCTTCGGGATCGTGTCGCCGGCGTGGTCGTTGAAAAGCTGACGCAGCCCGTCCGCCCCTTCGCGGAGTTGCGCGGCGAACGCCTGCATCTCGGGGCTCGTCGATTCGCCGTGGAGCGCCCGGCGGAGGTCGCCGAACTGCGCGACGTTCTTGCGCCCCCCGGTCAGGCTTCCATCGGAGACGAAGGTCTTGCGCCGCCAGTTCTGCAGCGCATCGGCGATCTTGGCGAAATAGCGCCCCTCGATCGCCTCCTTGATCGACCGGACGTTGATCCCCCCCTCGTACCCGTGCCCCTCCAAAAACCCGTAGGCGGCGTCGATCGGGTTCGGCATGCCGTGGCGATCGGTGAATTTGGTGAGCCGGTCGACCACCTCGTCCCGCTTCTGCACGGTGAGCATCCGTTGCCGGCGCACCCGCTTCCCGATCGCGTCGAAGTCCTTCATGGTCGCGGCGCGCGCGGCGGCCCGCTGCCAACCCCGCATCAGGTAGTCCTTGTGCCGGCCGAGAATCCAGTCGGCGTCATTCTGGGAGATCGCCGGGCGGCCTTGGGCGTCGCGCTGCTGCGTGAGGGCGCGGATGCAGGATTCGAAGCTCAATCTTCGCACTCCCCTATGATCTTTGCGAGAATAGACTCGTGCGGCACGGAATTGACCAGCGTGTCCCTGTCGACGATGTTCCCCTCGCCATCCGGGACCATCCGCAGGAGCGGATTGCCCCCGGCCTCGGCGGGTTTGGCTGCCGAGGCCGCAGGCGCGGGCGGCGCTGGGCGCAGGGACTCCGCGACGTCCTGATCGCTCCGGGTGTGGAAGACGGCCCCGACCTGCCGCAGGGCGTCGATCAGATCAGTCGCCGTTTGCGCGCCCACCGTCGCCTTCATCTTCTGGCCGGATAGCTGCCAATTGTCATAGACGCCCCGGACGACGCCATCGGCGTAATATTTCCGGCCCTCTCTTCGCAGCGCCTCGAAGGCGTAGCGCGGTCCGCTTTTCTTGACCATCAACGCGCCGTCGACCGACCAGACCTCCGCATCCGGGACAGCGTCGAGGAACTTGATGAGGTGGTCCCCGTCCACGAAGTTGACCGCGCGCTCCTTCATGAACTCCTTGGCGTCGAACATCCGCCCCAGAAGGATCGCCGGGCGCGTCTGGCCGCCCTCCATCGTGTGCGTGACGATCTGCCCGGCAAGCTGCTCGTAGCCCGCCAGCAGGTTCCCCGTGACCATGTAGCGGTCTTCGCGCCCGTCCTTGTTCGCCGCCTCGAACATCGGCCCCAGATCGTCCGCGCGCAGATTCGGGTTGCTCGCGATCGTGACGCTGTCCTCGCGCTCTTTGCCGCCGGCAATGATGAGGCGCGAAAGCGGGATGGAGAGGGACCGGGAACTGTTCGGCAGCGCGAAAAGCGCGTTCCACGCCGACAACGCGACCGGGTTCTTGACCTTGGCGTCCCGGGTGAGGCCGATCACGACCGCCGGCATGTCCTCGCCTTTGACGGTGAGCGTGACCGTCGCGCCCGGCCGGGCGACGTCGGACAGGGTCTCGAGCGAGGCGAAGGCATCCTCGAGCTTCGCCCGCGCCCGGGTCTTGGCGTCCGGATCCTTGGTCGCGGCGACGACCTGCCGGATGTGTTCCTGCGCCTCTGTCCGCACGCGGGCGATCATCGCGGCCTGCTTCTTGCCCCCGCTCTTTTCGAGCGCGCGGAGCTCCATCGCGAACGGCCGCTTCGTCGGCGTCTCGCCAAGGTGATCCGCGATCGCCGTCGTGACCTCGTCCGGGCGCATGGCGCGGCCCTGCGCCTTGACCGACACCTTTTCCAGATTGACCGGCCCCTGGAACGGGGAGGGCCCGGTCGCCGGCTTGATCTCCGTCGAGTCGATCGTGCGCGCCTGGAGGTCGAGCGACTTCGCCTCGAGGTCGTTCGTCCCGGCGGCGTCCATGGCCTCGATGACCGCCTTGTAGGCCGCCGTGATCCGGTCGATGAACTCCTGCTGCTGCTCCGGGTGGAGCAGCGTGAGGCGCCCGGTCGCCTTTGCGGCCAGGCCAGCGATGTTGTCCTCGATGCCGGGCTCGCCGAGCAGCGTCCAGAGGTCCGGGTCGTCCCGCAGGATCGCCGCAACGGCGCGATCGCCGTATCTGTTCAGGAAGTCGACCGCGTCGGCGGTGAACTTGCCCTTTGCGGCGCCGGTCGTGTTGGCGTTCAGCGACGCCATCTTTCGCATCAGGATCGCGGTCGGGCGCGTCTCCGCCGGGATCTCCGCCGCGAGGTGCGTGTAGCGCGGGAGCGTGACCTGCCCGGTGCGGTTGATGCGCCCGAGCATCTGCATGTGGGTATTGATGTCCGGGTCGGCCTCCCCAATAATCATGCGCCTTGGGCGCCGATCCTTGAACTTGATCGAGGGGTGCATCGAGAGGCCGGTCGACATCGACTTGTTGCCGAGCACGGCATCCAGCCTCCCGTCGTTGAACATCTTGACCGTCTGCTTCTTGCCGGCGCTGCCAGTCTCGGACGATGGGCGCCGCACCAAAAAGGTCCCGCGCCCGGCGTTGTGCTGCGCCATCATGTCCTCGAGGGACGCGCCCCGAAGCGCCGGTTCGTCGGTCTGGTCGGGCGCGTACATCTGCCAGTCTCGCCGGTTCTCGCCATGGACAAGGGCCGTCGGGAACGGGTGGCTCTCATGCACCGGCGCGGCGACCGAGTAGCCCTGCCGCTCGAGGTCGTCGACCGTCTCCCTCGGCCGGGAATAGTCGACCATCGCCGATCGCCCGGTGATCTCGCGGATGGAATACCCGGCCTTCTCGATGACGTTCCGGATGGTGTCGAGCGGCGAGACCGGCAGGTCGCCGAGGTCGATGCTGTCGAGCAGGTCCTCGGCGGCGTGGTACATGTCGAGCGCATGCGCCGACATCATGTGCAGCGGGATCATGACGCGGATCTTTTCGTCGTCGCCAGATTTGATCGTCACGCGCCGGGTGCGCTCGAGATAGCGTTTCAGGATGTCGACGAAGCCGATGTTGATTTCGTCCCCGATCTTGATGCCCTCGTTGTCGGCAAAATCCTTGATGAAGGCGTCGTTGGTTTTCGACAAGGCGATGACCGGCTTCTCCCCGGCCAGAAGCGCCTCGACCGCGCGCTCGCCGGTCTTCTGCGCTTTCAGCGCCATCACCATCTGGCTGATGATGTTGTGCATGACAGAGGCGAACGAAGTGGCGTCAACCGACGCCTCGCCGACGCCTCCGTCATGCGTCGTTCCGCCGCCCATCTCCGCGGCGAGCTCCTGGGCGATCTCGAGGCGCTCCTCCTCGAATTCGCGATCGAACTGGAAGATCGAGCGCAGCCCGTCGGAGAACTCGGAGTAGGCTTGCTCGCTGACGGGGATGCCCTCGTAGTCGTAGTTGATGCCCTCGAAAGACCGCTCCCGGCGCATGTACTGCCCGGCGTCCGCGAGCATGGACGCCACGATCTGTTGCAGCGGGACTCCGCCCTTGCCGATGAGGTCGGGCAGCTTGGAGACGTCGTCGACCGCCTTCAGCATGTCCGTCCGGCTGTAGAGCGTCATCACGTTCGGCGATTTGGCATAAGTCGCGCTCGAATACATGACGGCGCGCGCGGCCCCGACGACCTCCCGAAAGACCTCAGACCGCGGCGGCGCCTTCTCGTCGTCCTCCCACCCGGCTGATGGATTCGCGGCCCCGCCGGCGTTGTGCGCCTCGTCCATGATGAGGAACGAGCGCGGCGCGACCTGGCGCAGGAAGTTCCGACGCGGCGTCTCGTTCCCCTTCACGCTGTTCATCTGGTCGTAGGTCGTGAAGACGACATCCGGGGTCGCTGACCCGGACAAGATCCCCGACATGACCTCTCCGGCCTTGTTGGAGCTCTGCGACGCCGAGAACGACCCGCGCCGGGGCGGCTCCGGCTGTCCATTCTCCCGCGCGTCGTCGCGATCGGTCAACCAGTCCAGCGCCTCGTCGTCGAGCGGGATGCGGGTGCCGGAATTCGTCATCGCCATGTTGATCGGGCGGCCGAGTTGCTCATGCCAGCCGATGTCGTGCAGATCGCGCCACATGTCGCCGTAGAGGTCCGGCTTCTCGGTGACGAAGACCGGGATCATGCCGTGCGTCTTGGCGTAGGAGATCATCGCCGCGACGACCCTCCCCTTCCCTAAGCCGGTTTGGTCGCCGATGATGAAGCCTTCGCCGCGCTCGATATTCGAGATGCCGAGACCGATCGCATCGACCTGCTCGCCCGAGAAATACTTGCCGAGGTCCGCGACGTTTCGCCCCAGCGCCCGGGCGACATAGGCGTCGATGCTCCCATGCTCCTCCTGCAGCCGGTCGAGTGAGTTGTAGGTCGCCTCGCGCAGGTTGGCGGGCAGGAGGGTGTTGAGCTTGACGCCTTGGGTCGACGCCGGCTCGTAGGGCGTCTGGCCTTCGACCGAAGTTCCTACCGATCCCCTTCGCTCGGAATGAGGCGCAGGATTAGCTCCTCGAACGTTGCCGCCTTGCTGAGGTCCGCCCCCTGCTCCCGGAGCCATGGCAGGCTTTCCGACGCCATTTCCGGGTTGTCCGTGATCGCCTGCTCCACCCACTTGGCCGGGTTCGCCCGGTCCAGTTCCCCCCAACGGTTCAACAGGCGCGCCTCCGACAGGCGCTTCTCCGCCCACTCCATCGCCGCCTTCGGGTCGTTGCTCTGTTTCAGGAGGAGAAGCGCCTGTTTCGCTATCGGTTCCAACTGCTCCTGTGACGTCTTCGGTCGGTACGCCATTGAGTTTTCCTCCTACTTCCTCCCAGGTCTTCAGGAGCGGCGGGGGTGTCTTGGTGAGCGGGTCGCGCTCGGACTTGCCCCGGCCTTCGATGACGATGACGTCGACCGGCCAGCCGGCGCCCTGTTTCTGGTAGAGGTCGCCGGCCACCGTGAAGATGTCCGAGACCTTGTAATTGTTCAACAACTGATAATAGAACCGGCGCTTGGCCTTCGCCATGTAGCCGGCCGCGCGCTCCGCCGGGTCATCGGCCTTGACGCCGCCGACGATCAGCACGGCGCGCCCGCCCGACTTCATGGTCTTCAGCGCGTTCAGCGCGATCGCGTGGTCGACCTGATCCGTCCGGAACCCGTCGACTGACCAAATCCGCTTCTCGCCGCCTTCCTTCACCGTGCCGAACGGCGGGTTGGCGATGACGGCATCCATCTGCCCGGCGCGATCGGCGAACAGGGACTCCGAGGTCGCGTCGGTCGTGGTCGGGTGGAAGCCTTGCGCCTCGAGCGCCGCGGCGCGCGTCGGGTTGAGCTCGTTCGTGACGGCGTGCTGCGGGTTGGCCTCGATCAGGAGCATACCGTTCCCGGCCGTCGGCTCGAGGACGCGGGTGTCCGGGCCGATGCCGGCCAGGCGGGACGCGACATATGCGAGCGGGACAGGGGTCGAATAGGCCTGCTCGGCGATGCTGGTCGATGTCCGGGTGGAGAGGTTGGGCTGGCCCTCGTAGACCTTGAGGAGCTTCCCGAAGGTCTCCGCCGGCGCGGCGCCTGCGGTGCGATCGGTCTCCACGATGTCCCGGGCGTGCTCGACCACGGCGCGCTCGACGAGCTCGTCGACGAGCTTGTTCGCCGACGTGCCTTCCGGGATCTCGAGGCCGAGTCCCTTGGCGATCTGGCGCGCTTCGACGATGGACTTGAACGGCTGCTCGCCGCTCGCGAGGCGGGCCTTGATGGCGGCGACGAAGGCGTCGCGGGCGGATTCCTGTCCGACGGCCGGGGTCTTGGGGAAGGCGTCGGCAACTGCCGCTTCTGCCGCCTGCTCAAGCGTCCAGCCGCCATTTTCAGGAGGTGTGACGTTAACACCGGGGCTCTCTCCGTCTGGATAACCAAGCCACCTCCGCAAATCGACACTGAGCTTTGGATTGTCGACGGCGGCCTGGGGGTCGAACGCTACCGAGTGGCCCCCGCCGCGGTGCTCAAGAACCGTGTACCTTCCGGCCCCCCCGGGTGCCGGAATCATGGCAAACCCGGCCTCCTCCATCGCTTTCAAAAAGGCTTTGGTCTTGAACTTGTTGGCGAAGGCTGTTTCCGCCTTCGATACCTCGGGCTTCGGCGCCTCGATCGCCGGGCGCTCGACGGAGGTCGGCGGGGCCTTGGGCGCTTCCTCGGCGAGGATCCGGGCGAACTCGGCGTCGACCTTGTCCGGCCGATCCATGCCGGCGACGTCCAGCCCGCCGTCTTCCATGATGTCGCGAGCGCCGTTGTACATGCCGCGCAGATAGGGCCGCAGCTCCGCGACACTGGAGTCGAGGTCGCGCACGATCGCCTTCACGAACTTGGCGAAGGTCCGGGCGCCGGCTTCGATGTGGAAGCCGGCCATCTCCATGCCGATCTGCAAAAGCTCCGGGTCGAAGCCGGCCGACATGGTCGCGGCGGCGTCCTTGAGCTTTTGTTTGAAGCGCGCCTTCAGTTGCTCGTAGCGGTCCTTCTTGAAGAAGGCGTTGTCGGCCCCGTAGTCGGATCCAAAGCCCTCGCCGGGCTGCTCCTGCGCTCCGGGTTCCTCTGCGCCGGCCTCCGCCTTTGTCCCATTTCCCTGCGGCTCTTGAGGCTCGTTAGGCGCGCCGGGCGGCGGAGCGGGCGGAGCGGTCTCCTCGGGGCGACCCACCCAATTTTCCCCGTCCCAAATCTGGGTGGATTCGACGCCGCGGCGCGCAATGTCACCTTTCCACTGCGCAAGAAGCTTTTCCGGCTCCATGGTGTTGCTGATTTGGGCCGCCAAGTCCGGCAGCGTCGGCAGGCTGAGATAGCGATAGTCCTCTTCGGACAGGCCGTTCACCCAACGGATTGCCTCATTCATCGCCTTGACGATGGGGTGCTTTCCAACTTCGTCCTCAAGCGGGAATGGCCGCTGTCTTCCGGGCGCTGGCGTCTCGACCTTGGCCGGCGGCAGGCCCGCGAGCGGCGGGGCCGGTTCGCCGAAGGCCGCCCGGGTCGCGGCCTCGATCGCTTCGTCCACCGTCAAGATGTCGCCGCCGACCGGGAAATAGCGAGGGGAACCGTCTGGACGGCGCGATACCTCACCGTGGCGCCCATCCGCAGACCCGCTGATGAGATACCAGTTCCCGTCCGGCCCCTTGACGCCGGGGCGCGTGTTCAGGCTGTCTCGAAGTTGCGCGGCGAAATGGTCCCGCGTGCCTTCCTTCGGTTCACCGGCGAGCTTCGGCACCTGATAGAACCCAGCCATCCCTTCCGGCGTCACGACAATCTGCGGTGTTCCGTAGACGGGCGCGCCTTTGTCGATCTTCCAGCCGTAGACCGTCAGGACTGATCGCGCCGGTTTCCCGGTATCCTGCGCCACGGCCCAGGTGACGAGCGCGGCGCCGTTCGGATCCACTCCGTCCCCCCGGCGCTTCGGCTTCAGGCCGCGCGCGGCGAGGTCGGCGAAATGGTGGAGTTCGAGCCCCTTGTCGGTGAGATCGGGGAGGCCGGGCGGGAGTGCGGCGCTTTCCGGGGACAGAACCCGCACGAAATGCCGAAGGTGGTTGAGCGGCGACGGTGCGAGGCCTTGCACCCCTTCCTCAAGCACAACGGGCGCGCTGTTCGGTGAACCCTGCGGGACGGTGCGAAAGGTTTCCCGCCGCTCATAACGGTTCTCGACTTTCTCCCACGTCGAGACTTGCCCCTTATCCGGGTCGAAAGCGACGTGCCAGCCTTCCGGGAGGTTCCGAATCGCGTCCGCCGTGGCCTTGTCGACCGTGACCTCCGCCCGCGCGGCGAGACGATCCGCTTCCGCCTTTACGGCCTCTTCTTGGTCCAGCCGATCGAACTCTGCCTTGATGGCCGGTTCTAGGTCTTCCGGAACCTTTCCTGTGAGATTGTAGCGGTGGACGCCACGCGCTCGGAGGGCTTTCGCCAAGGCAGCGATGTCGACTGCGGGATTCTCCGCCGGCGCGGGCGTCAGCAGCCCCGGCATGTCCGGGGGCAGGCCGCCGCCGAACAGGCCATCCTCCGGCAGCGGCGCGGCGCCGCCCTTCAGAGGCTTCCCGGCCGCGGTCTCCGCCTTCTCCTTGTCCGTGACCGGCTTCATGCCGGGGAGAAGGGTCTGGCCCCCGGCCTCAGTGTGCTCAGTGACGGGCGCGGGGGTCTCAGTAGCCTCCGTCGGCGCGGCGGCCTGCGGCGGGAAAAGCTCGTCGATGACCGGCTCTGCGGCCTTGATGAGGCCCGACGCGATCTGGTCGGCCGGCGTGCCGCTCGCGTCGAGGGCACCCGTGACCTGCTCGACGAGACCGTGCGCAGCTTCGGCGACCGGGTGGGGCGCCGACTGAGGCTCGACAGGGGCGGCGGCCTGCGCCGTGGCGGCGGCTTCCGCCTCCTCCTTCGCCTTCCGGCGCGCCTCCGCGGCCTCGAGCTCCGCCGTCTGCTGCGCCTGGCCCTGCGGCGTCCCGGTGTCGATGTCGGTCCGGGGGGCGGGGACGATCGGCGGCGCGCCGTCGAGTTTGAGTCCTTCCTCCCGGATCAGCCGCTCGATGTCCTCGAGGAACAACCGTGCGGCGGCCATGGGCTCCATGCCGTCGGCGACGTTCCCGGCCGCCTTGTTCAGCGCGGCCGAGACCGGCCCGTGCCGGGTGGCGAGCTTTTCGAGGATCAGGCCGAGTCGTTCCGCGCGATCCGCGATCGCGGCGTTCGAGCCTGCAAGCACGTTCCCGGCCGCCTCGATCCGGCTCTGCTCGTTGTCGAGCATCCGGAAGATGCGCTTGTTGTCGCGCAGGAGCGCCATCACCCGCGAGAAGACCTGTGCGCGCTCGCCGGCGAGGGTCCGCGTCGCCGAGTGCGAGCCGAACATGTCCTCGAAGGTGTCTTCCTTGAACCCGGCGGCGTTCGCATCGGCCACGATCATCCGGGCGGCGTTCTCGTCGGACGGCTTGAACTTGACCATGTCCGCCATCACGGCGGCCTGCTTCGTCTTGTCGGCCACGCCGAGACCGACGATGGCGGCGAAGTTCGGCTTCACCTGGCCGTTGAGCACCATCCGCCATGCTTCGTCCGAAAGCTCGGCGAGGCCCTTGCCTTGCTTCAGTTTGGGATCGGAGACCGGCAGGCTCTTGTCCCAGATTTCCGGGTGGTCACGGAGGATTCGCGCGACGTCGATCACGTCGGCGCCCGGGCCGCCCTCCTGCAGGTTCTTCTTGGCGGCGCGCGCGCGGGCGTCTTCGACCGTCCAGCCGTCGGCCTCCCGCAGCCGGTCGCCCATGACGCGCGTGCCGGGCGGAAGCTGGCCTTGCGCATGGAGGTCTTTGGCGAGGCCCGTGCGCTGGTGCCCGTCGGCGACGTACAGGCTTCCGTCGTGGCGCTCATGGACGACGATCTTGCCCGTCGCCATCGGATCCCACGCCGCGCCCTTGAGCCGACTCGTGACGCCGTTCTCGTCTCCGCCGCCCTTGTACTGGTAGGCGACAGCGTCGGTTTTGAGTGCGAGCGGGTCGAAGGTCTCGTTGACGTGGACCGGGCGCCCGGTGACGGAATCCGTCTGCACGCTCCCGCCAGCCCCGCCGCCGCTCTGCCTTTCGCCCGGCCGAATGTCGGAGATCGTCTCCGGGAGAACGTCTCGGGAGAAGCCGAGATGGTCATAGACCACGGCGGAGCCGCGGCTGTCCCACCCGCTGATCTCGCCGGTGTGCGTCCTGCCGCCGGCGTCCTGCCCGGTGACGACGTCGCCCGGGCGCAAGGCGCGGATGGCGCCCTGCTTGTCTTCCGGAAGGCCCGCCGTCGCCATCGCGGCGTCGCGCGCGTCGGCGTACTTCTGGAAGTCGCTGGCGCGCTGCTCGTAATCGCGGGCCTCCTCGGGCGACAGGTTCCCCGCTGAGATCGCCTGTCGGAGGAAGGAAATCCGGTTCTGGATTGCGTCGGCGTGCGGCCCGTCATAGCCGCTCGTCCGGGTGACGGCGCCGCCCGATGGCGCGTTGTCGGGCTGGATCGGAGAGGGGGGCGCATCCGGCGTGTGGACCGGCGGCAGGGGCGGCGCGATCTCGTCCGGGTTCTGCCCGTGGCGGACGTGGCCCTCGTAATTCGTCAGCACGTCACCCGGGGCGTGATCCGGATGGACCGGCGGCGCGGCCGCGGCGTCGAGCTCTGCGGAATGGACGCCGGACGGAGTGACGGTGGTCGGTGCGGGCGGAGTCTCTCCCCCGACCTTGCCCGGCGCCGGGAGCGCCAGCATCCCGCCCCCGCCCCCGCCCGCAGGCGGCGTCCATTGGTCGGTCTTGTTGTCGTAGGTCCACCCGGCGTCGCTCTTGCGGATGAACTCGTCGATCTCATCCCGCCAATTTCGTTGCTGCTCCGTCTTCGGCCATCCGCCGGGCGGCGGCGTCTCCCCGGCGCGCTTTACGAACTCGCCCACCGGCGTCAGGCCGTGCCAGGCCATCCAGCCCTCGCCGATCCCGTGGATGACGCCCGCCGGGATCCCGCCCATAAGGAATGACCCCACCTCGTCGTAGAGCACCGGCAAGAACCCGGTCGGTTGCCCGAGCTCTCGGCGGCGCTCCTCGCGACCGGGCTCCTGCACGCCCGTCAATCCGGCTTGGATCGCGCCCTGCTTGACGGCCTGTTCTGCGATGCGCCCGATCGCGGATCGCGCCGTCGCCGCGCCGCCGCCGCCGACCATGAGGCCGATTCGGTTGATCGGATCGCTGATCGTCGAGCCCCAGATTTCGCCCGCCGTCGCCGCGAGCCACGGCAGGAAGTAGCCGCCAGACTTGGCGTATTCCGCCTGATATTTGTCGCTTTGCGACTTGATGTAGGCGTCGGCGTAATCGTTCGCGTTGAGCCCAGCGTGGACCGCGGCGAGGAGCGCGGGATTGTCCGGGTTCGCGGCTGCGATCTCGTTGAGATGATTCTGGTAGAGGCGGAACTGTTCCTGCATGAGCGGGCTACCGAACGTCCCGACCGTCGACAGGCTTGAGTTCATGAGGTTGGGGATCGCGCCGCCAACCTTGTCGATCGCCAGCGTGAACGGGTCGTAGCCGAGGTTCTTGGCCGCCTCGTCGCGGTAGCCCCCGAGGAACGGATTCGGGATCACCTCACCCTTGAGCGCCTTCACCTGGGAGATCGTGTCCGCGATCGAACTGGCGAGCGCGTTCTGCCGGTCGCCGCCGTCCGTGCCCCAGGCGCCCATCTCCGAGTGGTGCCAGAAGTTCTCCCATAGGTTCATCGGCGGCTGCGCCGGCGCGGGAGGCGCGGCGGGAGGCGAGAACTTCGCTTCCGGGACATCTGACGGCGGCGGGGGCGCGTTCCCGGTCCACTGTTCGATCTCAGGCGCGGCGGCGCCGGCCGCCGACTGCTGCGCCGCCTCGGGCGTGGCGCGCAGAGCCTGTCCGACCCCGGCGGCGTCCTTCGCCAGGCCCTGCGCTGCGTTGGCGGCGCCCTCTGCGATGGCCGGGGCAGCGGATGCGCCCGCCTCGCCGACGCTGCGCATGGGGTCCGCGCTGATCGTGGCGGTGGAGAGCGGATCGGTCTTGGTGAACCGAGACCACATCGACTCGGTGTCGGTCGGGCCGCTGTAGAAGGGCTCGCCCCGGGCCGACTTGGTATAGGAATCATCTGCGTCAATTGGCGCGGCCCCGCCCGCGCCGCCAGCCCCATCGAATCCGGGATCTCGGTCGGCCATTATTCGTTCCCCGTCGGGATGGAGGGTTCGCCAGAAGCCACAGCGCCGTCACCCGGCTCGATCATCGGCTTCACGTCTCGATAGCGCGGCTGTAGCCGGGGGGTGGCGCGGTCCATGAAGGCGCCCGGGACGGCAGGCGCGCTACCGCCGCTCCCTCGCATCCGGTCCTCGACCCTGCTCATGTCGAAGTGCCAGACGCGGCCGCGGCCGTCCTCGACCTCGTGAAACTGATTCCCGTTTTTCGGGTCCGGGAGCTCGACGGTGTAGACGCCGTGGAAGAGGCCATCCTTCCCGGGCACGGCGACGAACCGTCCCTGCTTCAGCATGTCCGCAGAGATCGGCGTCTGCCCGACGTGAGGGTCCGCCCCCATCGCCTTGATGTCGCCAGCGTTCAGTTGCCCGATCACGGTGTCGAACTTGTCGGCGCGCATATTGCTCGGGACGATGACCTTGTAGCTCGACGGGCCGCTCCACCCGCCCCCCGCCGTCGTGACGCCGCCGTACTGGACTTCCTCGCCGGTGGACGTGTCGATATGGCCGCCCAAGGCGGCATTGTAGGCTTTGTCGACGAACGGTTGCTCGACCTTGCCTGTCGCCGGGTCAAATCCAGCCTGCCGGGCGTCGTCCGTCATCAGGAGGCGGGCGGCGGCGTTGATGCGCCCGAAGGCGTCGGGGCTGAATTTGGAGTAGGGGCCTCCCTGCCCGGACTGATCCGAAAGAGGGTTCGCCAGCACGTTTTTGGCGAGCGTCCCCTCAGTGAAGATCGGCAGGCCCTTTGCCGCTCCAGACGGCCCCTTGTCGTTCATCGCCGCGATCGTGTCGGCGAGACGGCGAATCGTGAGGGACTGGTCGACGTTCGGGTCCAGCGCCAGGCCGCCGATGGTCATGAACGCCGGCGCGTCGCCGCCGATCTGCCGGAAGACGGATTGGGCATCCGGTCCAGCGCCGCTCACGACGGCCTTCGCCATGTTGACCATGGAGTCTCCCCCGTACTGGCCGACCCGGCGCATGGTGACGCGCTCGTCCGGGCGGATGAACTGCGCCTCGGGCAGCCCCATCGCCTGCGCGGCCACCTTCGCCTGCTGGACTCGGTCGGAGATGTCCTGCGCCAGCGTCGGGCTCGCCGGGTCCAAGGCCTTCGGCGGCGGGATGAAGCCCTCGCGCGCGGCCCGGCCGATCGGGTCCTTCTTCGCCTCCTGCGCGAAATTCTTGGCGTAGTTCTCTTCCGATTCGACAACGGACCGGGCGATGTCGAGGCCCGGGTGTCTTGGATCGCTCGCAACCATGTTGTCGAGTTCGGCCCGGTCCCGCGCGACGGCGGCGGAAACCACCTCCGGAGAGGCGTTCCAGAGCCCCTTGATCCGGTTCCTGACCGCCTCCGCGACCGCGAGTTGCTGCCGAACCTCCGGGTTGGCGGAGTTGCCGAACGCGGAAACCATCTTCTGAAACCCGGCGTCCGCGTCCTGGCCGGAGAGGCGCGACCCCTGCTCCATGTCCTTGATGGCGGAGTTGATGGTGTCCTTGTCGCCTCGATCATCGCGCCGGGTGGCAGCGGCGGACTCGCGCTGCCACCGCTGGATGTCCCCGACGGCGCGCAACTGCATCTCGGCGCGCGTCTGCGGAGACAGCATGTTCGCGACGCTGCCCGGCGGGGGAGGCGGGAGCGCCGCCCATTGCGCGCCGGTCGCCCTCGACCCGGGCACGGGCTGCGAGGAGCCGTCGCCCATCGTGAAGGAGGCGGACCCATCCGGCCCGGTCGTGACGCCCGTGGCGCCCTGCGGCCACTTCGCCTGTGGGGGCGCGGCCGGGTGGACGGCGTCGGGCGGCGGCACCGCGAGCGGCGACAGCGGCGACGAGAGGAGAGGCTCGATCGGCAGACCAGCCGACATCCCGGTCAGGCTTGCCGAACCGGGGATCGTCATGCCCCCAGGGCCGGCATACGAGCGGCCGGGGATCGGCGCTCCATTCGATCCTGTGAAAGTTCCGTTCGCCATCTGCGAGAAATATCGGAGCGTATTCAGGCGCCCGGCATAGTTGTCCCCATTTTGCGGAGCGCTATTAGAATACCCACGGGGTTCCTCAAAGTGCATTTCGGCAAGAGCGAGGTCTTCCGGGGTCTTGGCGGAGTTAACGAGCGCAGATTCCGGTCTCTTCCGAAGCTCGTTCAGCGCCTCGATGGACTGCTGCTGCCAATCCATCCCCATCAGATTCAGGCGTTGCAGGTTGTGACCGAACAGGCCGTAGCCTTTCCCGCCGTCATGGACTGCAGTCTGGTTAAACGAGCTTTCGTTCGCCGCCGCCCCGGTCAGCATCAGCGCCTCGTTGTTGGAGGCTCCTTGCGATCGGAGAAACTGGTACATCGTCGCCGGCGACGTGAACCCACCTTCGCCTTTGGCGTCAAGAGGCGCCCGGTACGGAGCGTTGATCGCGCCATAACCCTGCGGAGACGGCGCGCCGACGCCCCCCGAGGCGCTCCCCCCGCCTGGGAGGCCAACGCCGCCAAGCGCCGGATATGCGCCTGGCCCCGCCGGCGCGCCGGTGTTGATGGCGAAATAGTTGTTGGCGTCCTTCTCGCCGCCGCCCGGCGCGCCGCGCTTGTAGGTCGTCACGACCGGGCCGCCCGATCCGGGGTTGCCGTTGTGCGCGGCCCACTGGTTCCAGAGGATGAGATCGCCGTCCGCCGTGTAGCCAGCGACGATGCCGGCGTGCGTCGTGTTGTTGCCGGGCGCGCCTACCCCCTGGCCGCCGTCGTAGCGATTGGACGGGTTCCCCGCCCGGTCCATGAAGGTCGCGACCGGCGTTCCGATCGGTAGTTGGTTCTGGACCGCGTTGGCCCCGCGCGCCCACAACCCCACCGGGGGCAGCCCGGCCGCCTTCTGGACCAGCGTGACGCATTCCCCATTGGGGAGGGTCGGGGCGATCGCCTGGATGCGCGCCGCGAGCGCGGGGTCTCCGCCCGGGGGCGTGACAGAGGCGCCCGTAGCGCCCCCGGCGGCGGCAGCGGTCGGCGCCCCGCCCGACGCGGCGAGCGGCATCTGTCCGCCTGGTCCCCATCCCGGCAGCCAATTCCCATCCTGGCCTATGCCATAGCTCTTTGGGTCTACTCCGGAAAAATGCAGGTAGCGCCCCCAATCGGCGGGGGTGTTCGTAGTCAGGGCTTTGGCCTTGAGATAGTCGCTCCGCGCCGCCGCATAATCGGAGGACGCGCCCTTCCCCCACTCGACGCTTTTCACCGGGTCGATCGCGTTCGTCGCGACGAGCGGCCCGATGACCCCCTTCACCCCGTCGAGCGCCTTCGCTGACGCCGCGTCGTCGTCGATCTTCGCCGCGTTCGCGACGATGTTGCTGACGGAGGTCATGCCGTTGGCGATCGCGCTGTTGTTGGTGAGATCGGTCGCCCGGCCCGCGAAACGCGAGCCTATCTCAGCGACGTGCGGCGTGTTCTGCGCCGTCCACATGTCCCGGGTGTTCTGGTCGCTGATCGTCGCCGCGATCTTCGGGACGAGGTCCGAAAACCCGGACTGGATCTCCTTGACCTTGGCCGGGTCGCTCGCGTTCTGCGCGTCGAGAAGCGCCTGCGTCGATGCGGTGTAGAGCGCCCCCGTCGCCTGCGCGTGCTGAAGCGCATTCGTCTTCTGCTCGTCTTCCTTCTGTTTCTGCTGCGCCTGGTTGAACGCTGTGGCGCCGATGTCGCCGATCGTGCTGCCGAGCTTCTCGAGCGCGCCGCCTTCCTCGTTGGCGGCCTTGCCGATGACGTCCGGGCTCCAACCCCCGATTCCCATCTTGCGCTGGGGCTCGGTGTTGATCTGGCCGACATCGTCGGCATTTGGAAGAACGGCCATGGGGCGACCTCATCACCGGAAGGTGTGGACCGAGTCGCCGCCGCCGCAGCTATGCGGGCGTTTCTACAGGAAGACCGAATTGTGCGGTAGGAGGGCGCGTTAGCCGTACTTGAACCGGCCCAAGGTCGAGAAGACCGATGACGCCGCATTGATGTTGGCCGCGGCGGTCTGTTGGGGGACCATGGATTCGGCAAGATCGCCCTGATACTTCGCCCCGGCCCCCATGTTCGTGAACCCGGCCGCCATGTCCTGCCCGCGCGACAAATCCATCAGCGATGCGTATTCGCTGCGCCCGGCGATGTTCTGGCCGAGCTCGCTCACCGAGCCCATGGTGGTGTCGAGGCCCGACCCGGCTCCGCGCGCAACCAGCGTCGACTCCACCAGCTTGCCCTTGCGCTGCTGCTCCTCCATCGCCCGCTGAGACTGCGCGACGGATGTGTCCGCCTCTTGGAGATATTGCTCCTGCTGGTAGGTCCCGAGCGCCTCCGCGTTCTCCGCCTGCTCGGCGATGCCCTGCTTCTGGACGTTGGCCCCCATGATGGTCGCGGCGAGGCCGCCGGCCGTGGCCAGCCCGGAGATCGCTGTCGCGGGGGTGATGGCCGCTATGGCGGCGGGGATGGCGGCGGCGAGCGGCGGCATGACGATCAGCCCTCCCAGATCCAGCCGGGCGCGCTGCGCGCGAACCCGAGGTGCCGAAGCCAGTTCGGCGTCTTTTCGTGGACATCGTCGGAGTCGGCCACGAACACCTTCTTGATCCCCAGCTTCTTCGCCTGCCCGAACAGCATCCGGGCGGCGCGGTGCAGGCTCACCGGGTAGCGCCGTCCTTCTTCGGAGACGTCGCAGAAAGCCACGCGAGCGCCATTAGGATACAGGGCGATCCCCCCGAGGCCAATCACCTTGCCATCGACGCTCCCGGTGAAGCCGAGGATCCGGCAGGGGACATCGCGCGCTTCCCCGTAGAGGTGCTCGAAGGCCGCCCGGCAGGTCTCGCGCGTGGCCGGCTGAAGAACGACTCGGTCAGCCATTGCTTTCGATCGAGAACGTGAGCGCCACGACGGTCGCCGGGCGCGGGGAGGCCGCCTCGAGATAGATGCGGCAGTCGGTGTCGGTGTCGCCCGACCATTCCATCCGGGGGAAGTCGTAGTCCGCCCAGATCGTGTTCGCCGGGACCTCCATCCCCTGCTCGACGAGGGGCAGGTCGTCGATCGGGGCCAGCGTGTCCAGGAACGACGTCCCGCCGTTGCGAACCGGGTTCAGCTTGACGGCGCCGTAGCGAAGCCCCTGGCAATGGGTGTTGTGCAGGACGAACCCGATGTGGTCGACCCGCTTCTTCTCGCTGACCGCCGTGCCCTGCTGCGCGGCGTAGGCGAGCTTGGTCGACAGGTAGGGGGCCTTGTAGGGCAGCCCGAAGGTGATCGGCGTCACGGCCTCGGGAAGCGCCCCGTAGCCCGTTCCGTCGAGCGTGAGGAGGCCCGCCTCGGCGTTCGGGCCGAAGACCTCGATGCCGTTCGCCCAGACCGCGATAGCCTGCCCGGCGAGCCACGGCGCGGAGATCGAGCTCGTCGCCGCCCCGGTGTAGACGGCGTGGCAGTCGACGAGCTTGCAGACGGCGTCGCCGAAGCATTCATCGAGCCGGGCGAACTTCTCGTAGAAGCGGCCGTTCGGGCGGTTCACCACCACGTAGACCTGATCCTCGATCGTGCCCGGCAGAACGATCACGTCCTCGTAGGAGCCAAGCGTCGTCCGGCGCCAGAACGCTTTCACGTCGTCGGCCTCGTCGTAGAGCAGGGAGACCATCTGGCCGTCCGCGCGCACGAGGTGGATGATCGTGTCCGGGTTCCGCTGCACTGCCATGGCGACGAACCCGCCCCCGGTGTACGCGCCCGTCTGCGGGACGAGATCGCCGACCTCGGGATAGAGGTTGGATAATTCCACCGCCTTGTAGTTGTAGGTGTAGAGGTCATAGACCGCGAGGAAGATGCGCCGGGCCGACTGGTTGATGAAGATGGCCTTGTTGTCGATCTTCACCGCCTGGATTGCGGCGGTCCCCTGCGTCGTCGAAAACCTCAGATTGAAATTCGTCGGGGTGAGGGGCGTCTGGATCGCGTCCGAGCGCGCGACGATGATCTGGGTGTCGCCGCCGCCGAGCAGGTTGTCGATCGAGAGCAGCCAGTTGATGTCGGCGATCGGCCCCTGCCCAACCGTGATGTCGATGTAGGACGAATCGCCCTGCTGGTCGAAGTCGAAGTTGCTGTAGTCGTCCGAGGTTGAGCCCCACCAGCGATCCGCGCCGGCCCACCAGAGCCTGCCCTCGTGGATCGCGACGGACGTCGGGTATCCCTGGGCCGGGCTCCATTCCGATTGATGCCAGTCGTAGGCTGTCCCGCTCGAAGTGAACGGGACCAGGACTTCGATCTCGACCTCCGTCGGGCTGACGTAGCCGGTAACGTGGCAGACGCCCTCGCCTCCGCCGCCCTGGTAGGCGATCGTGCAGACCGGGTTCCCCGTGACACCTGACCCGCTCACCCCGAGGCGATAATAGACGATCTCGTTGTTGAGATAATCGCACAGCACCTCCCCGGAGACATTGGAGGTGAATGTCTGGAAGGGGTTGAAGCCGGTCGTGTAGCCGTCAAATGAGCGCGACAGCGTGACCGTCCCGGACCATGTCCCGCTGATCGTGACGGCGTAATTGCGATCCGGCACGCTGATGTCGACGATCGAACCCCCGCTGACCTCCGACACGGACGACACGCCGGTCACGCGCACGGCGTCAGTCCATGTGTCGGGAAAGGAAATCTCTGCGGTGACGTATTGCTGCCAGTGGTAGAGGCGGAACAGGGTGCCGACGTCGTTAGGCGAAAAAATCGGCTGGTTGGCGGTCAAGGTCGTGTTCCCGACCGGCTGCGGGACGGAGAGCTTGACGGAAGCATCGCCGGGGACGGCGTTCATCGGCCCCTTAACCGGCTTGTAGAGCACGATCGACCACGACGTCACCCCGAACCGAACAATCTCGTATTGAGGGACGCCGGGCGCCGCCACGAAGATCACATCCGCCGACGGTGCGCACCGTAGCTTGCTCGGGGCCGCGAGGAGCGACGCCGGCCACGGCGTCGGAAGAACCATCGGCCCGGCGCCTTCAATCGCGATCGAAGCCACTTTGACCTGCTGGTAGCCCTGCGGCGTCGAGCTCCGGACGGTGCTGTAATTCTCCGACGCGATCGTCGTGGCGAACTCGACGTAGGCGGTCGCTCCCGTCGGCGTGAAGGCGAACGAATAGGTCCCGGTGTCCAGCGTCGCGCTGATGAACAGGTCGTCCGCCCCTTCCGTGGTCCCCACCCGGAAGATGATCGGCCCGTTCTCGACCACGATCCTGACAGCGTGCTCGACCCCGATGTCCGCCGAGGAGATCGACAGCGCGCAGTCGACCGCGCACGAGGCGCCCGGGTTGAGGTTCCAGATCGCCAGCCCCGTCCCGTCGACCTGCAAGGCGGCGAGGCCCGTCTGCCGGGAGGCGTTCCAGCCGACCGCGCCAAAGACGGGGATGTGGGTCGAGACGGCGTTCCGGGTGACGATGGCGTCGTTGACCGCCACCCGCATCGCGCCGCCGGTGAGCTCGATGACCGCGACGTCGTCGGCCTGCGCGACGAACGGGACCGCCTTGCCGTGCTGGCCTCCGTTGGGCTCCCACAGCATCTCCGACCCGGGCCGCAGCGTCATGGGCCCCAGCACGCGAGGCTGCCAGTTCTCCTGCAGTTGCGCGGCGAGGCGAAGGTGCTCGACGTCCGTCCGGCCGAGAACCTGGGGCGAGACCTCGCCGCGATTCATCGCGTTTAGGATAATATCCTGTCTAGCCATGTTGCCCCAAGTGGTGAGGTTAACTAATATATCTGGATGCTCGATCTCACCAACCAACGATTCGGGATGCTCGTCGCCCTCAAACGAGTGCCGCTCAAGGACAGCACCTCCGGGTGGCTCTGCCAATGCGACTGCGGAGAGCTATGGCGCGGCCCTACCAATTGCCTGCGCAGCGGTAACACAAAGTCGTGCGGATGTCGCCGAGGCGCGGCGACACACGGCCACATGCGTGGCGGGACAGGAACGCCGACATACTCGTCTTGGAGCGCGATGATCTCCCGCTGCGCCCACCCATCGAACCCCGCCTACACCCACTATAAGAAACTCGGCATCGGGGTATGCGACCGATGGCGCCACGGGGAGGGAGGGAAGGGCGGGTTCGAGTGCTTCCTCGAGGATATGGGCGAAAGGCCATCGCTAAAACTTACCATCGACCGCCGCGACAACGATGGCCACTACGAACCGGGCAACTGCCGCTGGGCGACAAAGCGGGTCCAAGCCAACAATCGCCGAACAAATAAGCTGTTTGAATATCAAGGGCGAATGATGACCTTCGCTGACCTCGTGCGTGCGACGGGAGTGGAAAAGGAGCTTTTGCGCCATCGCCTGTTGCGGGCGGGATGGACCCTCGATGAGGCTATCAATGGGCCAAAGCAGCCGGGGCGGCGACGCGACATGGAGCGCCCGAAAGCCGCCTAGTCGTCGTTGCCGCCGAAGGGGCTTCCCATCGGCAGGATGGATCCACGCGGCGCCCGGGACTGGACCCACGTCCCGTAGGGCGGCTTCCCCGGCGGGAGGTCCTGCGAATCGGTCGACACGGCCTCTGACTTAGCCTGTTTCATCTCCTTCTTGATGCGGTCGACCTTGTCCAACGCCTGCTTGAGTCGTGGGGCGCAAAGCCACGCCAGGCGGGCGGCGACGTATTCCGTATAGGCCGGCGTCCAGATGCCGAGGTTCAGCCCGTAATTCGGGTCGTTCGAGATATAGCGAACGTAGATCGTCCCGATGTTCGCGTACCAGAAACCGTTCTGGTCGGTGTAGTCCCGGAGCAGCGGGTCATAGGCCTCGTTGTCGGAGACCATGAAGGTGTGATTCCAGTCGGTCGGCTTCGGGAAGGCGAAGGCGAAACCGAAGTTCGGGACTTGCAGGGCCGACGCTTCGAGCATCACCTCGCGCTTGGCGAAGTTCCAGTTTCCCTGCGACAGACAATAGAGGTTGTTGTCGTCGTATTCGTCGTCGAGGTAACGCCGCGACTCCCGGTTCTCCGTCAGGTTGACGAGCTTGCGCTCCTCGAGGTGGCGGAGGGCCTTGTTGTAGAGGCCGAGTCGCGACGTTCCCATGTGTCGATCCTCCGATCAGGCGATGCGGCGGCTGTCCATCCGGACGAACTCGGCGAGCCACGCCCGGGCGGCGTCCTCGGTCTTGAGGGAGCCGTCCCCCTTGACCACCCGACCAGTCGTGCTGTCGACGACGCCCCACTCCTTGATGAGACCCAGATACCGGACCTCGTAGTCGGACGCCGGGCCGCCGGCGGCCACCGCGCGCGGCACGACGATCGGCTCGCCGAACACCCGGACCTCCGCCCAATTCATCCCGCAGCCGAACACGACGAGCTCGACGTAAAGGCGGCCGTCCTCGCTCATGCAGACGATCTTGTCGCCGCGGCGCAGCTTCAGCGCGACCGTCCCCCAGAACTTTTTCTCCAAAAGGTCGTTGACGGTGACGGTCTGGTCGAGATGGACGAGCCACTCGTTTTGCTTGATCTCGCGAGGATGGAAATGGCGTTCCTCGAGCGGTTTCGAGGGAGGGCGATCATGGCCGGGGACGATCTTCTCGGCGATCTCAAGCGCAACCGGGGAGGGGTCTTCTGGCGATTTCTGGGACTTTTCGACGGCCATAGGTGATTCCTTTTCGGTCACTGGCAGGCGTCAATTATCACACCGCCGCCCCGGCAAGCAAAAGGGCCGTTCCGGCGGGAACGGCCCTTCGCTTCGGACGCAAAGTCGCGGCGGCTTCGTTCGCGCCCGGAAGTCGATTACGCGCCCGTGACGATGAAGCCGGACGTCGCGTCGTAGCCGCTCGCGGTGTACGGGGCGGTCGTAAAATAACAAAGATGAACGGTCCACGGCCCGACCGGGCCGGCGGAGCCCACGTACACGAAGACTACGTCGCCCTGCGCCACGCCGCGCTTCATCGCGTCCGAGAAATAGCCGGCGCCGTTGACGGTCGCGATCGCGTCGGCCGTGAAGTAGACGTATTCCTTCGGATTGAAGGTCGCCCCACCGATCGCGGCGTCGCGAAGGAGGAGCTTGCTGCCATCGTAAGCCACTGTCGAAATCCTTTCCTAGACCAGGAGGGAGGCCCGCGCTTTACGCGAGGGCCGAGCCGTCGTGGGGGACCTGCACGATGCCCTTGGTCTGCAGGAGCTTGGAGCCCATGAAGACCGAGGTGCGCGCCCACGAGTAATCCTGGCGCTTGTGGTAGTCCGCCATGGCGGTGATCTCGCCGGAATTGACGGCGTGGCCGATGGCCGACCTGTGATAGGCGTAACAGAGCTCGTCGTTGGTCGAGTTTCCGGTGATGAGCGGCGTCTCGATCCAGTTGAACCCGCCCCAGCGCATCATCCTCTTGGCGGCCTTCGAGGCGCCGGTCGGGAGGTTGGGCTGCGTCAGGGGCTTCGCGTCGACCCACTGGACGTTCACGAACTCCTTGATCTGTAGCAGGTAGCCCATGAACCCCGGGGTAATGACGAAGTGCATTTCGTCGATCTCGTCGACCGGGACCTGCTGATTCGCGAGTTTGGTCCGCGCCCGGAGCACGAGCGAAAGCGTCGCGGCCTGCGCGGCGCCGGTGTTGTTCGTCGAGGAAGCCATCGCCGACAGGATGTCGAGGTCGATCGTGCGGTTGATGACCTTCATCGAGGTCTCTTGCATGATCCGCCGGCCGTCGCCTTGCGATGCGAACAGGTTGAACCCGGTGCGCTGCACGAGGTCGTGCTGTTCCACGAGCGTCGCGGTGTACTGGTTCAGGTTGTCGGTGCGGGGCGGGATCATGCCGTTCACGCCGCGGGTCTGCGCGACGGCGCCGCCGGAATCGGCGACAAGGAACGTGGCCTGGTTGCCCTTGATGACGGCCTCGGTAACGACGCAGGTCCGCAAAAGGGACTGCCCGACCTCGAAGCCGGCGATAAACTCTTCTCGATACTGGATCTGGAATGCGGTGTCGGACACGGAAATCTCCCGTCGAAAGAGAACTTTTCAGTTCGCTTCGGATCGGGTTTCCGTGGGGGACGTGGCCGGGTTGCCGGGCTTTGGCCGGGCCGGCGATCGGTCCCTTGAGGGCCTTTCGTCTGCTATGTCACCGCCCCCTCCCGGGCCGTTTCCGGGTTTCCGGGGAGAGGCGGTAACGGTCCTATATGCCGATTTGTTTTCGCTGTCCAGATAGGGCGTCAGCCCCGCGCGCCGGCCGCCGCGATCCGCTCCTTGAGTCCGACGAGCTCGCGGAATCGAGCCTGCAACCCCTGGGCATCGTTCCCCTTCCAATACTTGCTTTCGCGGTCGCGCATGAGGCCCTGCAGGGTGGCGTATTCGGCCTCGACGGTCTGCGCCGCCGCCTGCCCGTTGCCGGGGAGATCGCGCGCGTAGGGGTCGCCCTTCACGAACTCGGCGACGAGCGCGTTGAGGATGTCCGGGTTGTCGCCGATGCGGCGCCCGTCCGGCCCGCGCGCGGTCATGATGGTCGCGTAGGCGCCGTCGTAGCGGTCGAAGACGGTCTTGAGGAAGTTCTGGTTCTTGGTGGTCTCGCCGCCCCACAACTCGCGCAGCTTCTGGCTCGCGGCCTGGGCGTTCGTGGCGTCGCTCTCGTTCTGCTGGTCGACGAGCCGGTCCTGGTACTGCGCCCACCACCCGAGGTTACGTTTGACCTCGTCCGGGGTCGCGTTGTGCTCGTGCGCCCATTTCAGGAAGTCGTCGATGTGCGGCTTGTCGGTCTCGCCCCAGACGATGCCGTTGCCGAGATTGACGTCGTAGTCCTCCGGCTTCTCGGGGACGCCGTTGGCCTTGCGCCACTCGGCGAGCTCCTCGGAGGAATAATGGCTCGGGAGCGCCTTCCGGTATTTGCCGCTCGAGAGGTCCTTTTCGAGCGCGAGGAAGGAATCGAGGATCTTGCCCGGGTCGGTGAAGCGCGCGAGCCGCTCGGCCTTCTTCTTGTCCTCGCCTGCGACGAGCTTGCGCCAGTCCTCCGGCCAGGTGGTCGGCGACGGATCGCCCTTGGGCGCGGAGGGGTCGGCGGCGCTCGCCGGCGGCGCCTTCGGCGGCGCGGCGCCCTTGTCCCCTTCGACCTTCGGTTCCGCCGGGGGGGTCGATGCGACGACAGGCTCTACCGGCGGAGTCGCCAATGTCCCGCCTGCGCCCGTACCCGCGCCCGTTCCGCCGCCGACGCCCATGCCGGGATCGCCGCCGCCGCCCGCTGCGGGCGTGTTATCTGGATTTGCCATTGCCGCCTGTCTCCGGTATTCGGATTAGCGACCGTCTGACCAGCGGTTTGGCGACCAAAGCGCCCGTCGAGCCCCCGCTCGGCGGGTTTTTCATTGGGTCAGTCCCGCCACGTCGCGGCTTTGACCGCCCACATTTGCGCGGTCTGCGCCTCGGTGATGGCGATGCTGAACAGCCTCATTCGCTCCGGAGACGGCTTCGGCGCGGCCGCGTCAGCCGGCACATTCGCCGCCGCGCGTTCCGCGTTGCATATGTCGATGATCTCGGCGTACAGCGCCTTGAGCCGGTCGACCTGCGGGAGAGCGGACGGGTTGAACGAGGCGCCGACCGCCTTCTGTCCGAAGGTCGGCTTCTCGTCGGGCTGGACCTCGTGAATGTGGAAGTCGCAACCGCCGTGGACGTAGAAGTCCTCTTTCGTTTTCGGTTCGACAGTGCGCACCGTCTGGCCGCCGGCCATGATGCTCGTCACGCGGACCGGCCAGCCGGCATGCGCGTCAATGCTGATTTTGGTGGTCATAGATTTTCCTTCTGTAAACCCCGACTCAGTTGGTCGGCATCTCGTCGTCTTCCAGCCCGGCCGGCGAGAACGCGAGCCGCGGCAGCTTCGTGATGACGTCCGGCCCCATCCGGCAGATGCGTGCGATCTGATGCCCGACGAATCGCTTCCCGTCGGCAAAGACGTGGTCCCGCTCGTCCGGCCGATAGGTCATCGCGTCGACCTCGCAGAGCACATGCAGGATGAAGCGCAGAGCCACGCCCTGTTCGGCCTCGCTGGCGCGCCCTTCCATGAGAGCCTTGATCGCCCACGCCTGCTCCTGCGTGACCGACGGGGGCAGGTAGGGGGCATTGGCGGGAACCCTGACGGGAACGGTCTTGAATTTCTCCGCCAATCACATGCTCCCGCCCTGTTGCGGCTGCTGCGGCGGAACCATGCCGCCCTGCTGCAGCATGTTCGCCGCTGATCCGATCTTGCCGGCGGCGTCCGCGGCCTGGCTGACAGCGCCGAGCGCCTGTTGCTGGGCCTGCTGCTGCGCCATCATCTGTCGGGACTTCGCCTTGTCGGCGTCGGCCTTCGACTTCGGGAAGATCCATGTCGAGGGCGCGCCGGTGCCGATGAGGGCGTCGCGGAAGGCCTCGTCGACATCAACGTCGTGGACGACGGCCGGGTCCATCTGGACCGCGAGCGAGGTGAGTTGCCCGACGGACGTGAACGCCTGCGCATTGGCGGTCTGCTGCGCCTGCACGAGCGGCGATTCGAACTCGTAGACGATCTCCTGCCCGCGGAGCGGCTTCGGGATGTCTTTGACCGGGCCGAAGGCGTTCAGCCGGAGGAGCATCGTGAAGGCTTCGTCGCAGAGGGGGGCGCTGTATTCCGACATGATCGGGTCGAACAGCGGCATGGCGGTCCTGATGAACTCCTGCCACATCTTCTGCGTCTCGTAGGCGGTGCGGACGTGGCTAGTGTCGGGGAACTTGATCTGGTTCAGGAAGTGCCCGTTGGCGATGATCTCGGCGATTCGCTTCTCGCGATCGACGCCCCACCCGAGGTTCGGGTTGGAGCCGTAGAGGGGCTTCAGCGCCGGGCCCGTGCGCTCGTCGTACTCCGGGTCGACCCATGAGATGCCGCCGGCGAAGAGGTTGACGCCGCCCTGGATGACGTCGGAGCCGACCGCCTGCATCGGGGGATCGACGGCCTTCTGCCCGGCCTCGAGCAGCGTGAGCGTGATCTGTTGCAACATGCGGGCGTCGGAGATGTTGATGACGGCCGGCGGGCTGTAGCCGTAGACGAAGCCGGGCACCGTCACCCAGCGCGGGGGAACGTAGCCGAACTGGTGCTGTCCGACCTCCTCGAGCGTTGTCTGGTGATCGGTGTCGATGATGATGGAAGAGTGCTTCAAGGCGTAGCCGACGCGGCGGATGCCCTCTTTCCCGGCCTCTGTCTTGGCGACCTTGTCGTCGTATTCGTCGCCCGGCATGACGATGTGCCGGATCATGACGGGCGTCATCCCGCCGTCCTTCTCCGCGAGCTTCTTGACCTGCTCGCTCGCCGTCTTCGGGAACATCTTGACGAGGTTGCGCGCCGGGAGCGAGTCCTTGACGTGGATGGTGTCGATGAACCCGTCGGAATTTTCCGCGTAGGCGACGTCGCGCATGTGGCGCGCGCGGAAGGAAAGCCCGGTGAAATCCTTGTTCGGCCGGACCCGGATGCAGGCGTTGCCGATCGAGGCGAAGCCCCTGTCCGCCTCCTTGGTCGCCCGGTCGAAGCCTGACTTCGGGGCGTAGAAGGCGCGCCGCATCACGTCGCCGGCATAGTCCATCCAGCGCAGGGAGGTGATGTCCTTGTTGATCTTCTCGATGTTGGTTCGGGGGTGAAACCAGACCTGTCCGGGCGGTCGCAGCGTGGCGCTGATCGCGTTCGCCAGATCCCGGTTCGCCATCGCCGGGACGCCGGTCATGAGGTGCGAGGCGAATTCCATGCCCATGGATCGGGTGTACGTGTAGTCGGCGTTCTCCGGGTAGAATTGCTCGGTGATCGCCTGCCACAGCGAGAGGATCGGCGCCTTCTTCGAGAAAAGGGCGTCGCCGATCGCGAGGAGGTCTTTGGCGGTCGAGTCCGACACCGGGGCCTCACTTGTTGGCGTTGCCGAGCGCGCCCGAGGAGAAGGTGTCCGCCGCGGTGCCGGGCGCCTGCCGCCCAACGACGGTCGAGGCGCGGCCCGCCCGGCGCGTCGCCGTCATGGCCTGGTTGTTCGCGGCCTCGGTGACGGCGGGGGCCTGCTGGTCCGGCATGGGGGGCGCGACGGCGACCTGCGGCGTCGCTGGGGTTGCGGCGGCTTGTCCGCCTCCGAAGATTCCTGGCATCTATCGAGTTCCCCGTTTGATGCTGGCATATCCAACATTCGCGTGGGATGGCTTCGACCGGGCCGCCGCTTCGGAGTCCGCTATCGCGTCGTTGACGTCTACCAGAAGGTCGGGGTGTATGTCATCTGGCCCGAGATCGAGCACCATCCCCTTGCCGGGGACGAAAACATAGCGGCCGACCTTCCGGCGGACCGGCTCGTAAAGCTGCTGCTGGGGGTTGTCGGAGCTCATGGCGCTCCCACCCTCTTGATGTTGCCGTACCCGACATTCGCGCGCGCCGGCTGGCTGTTGCCGCGGTTCGCCGCCTGCTTCCGTTTCTGCGCCTTCTCGCCGGGCTCCCAGGCCATGACGACGGCGTCCGCCTTGTCGGGCGATTTCTTGAGCCGCTTCCGGATGTCCTTCTTCGACTCGATCTGGATGTCCCGCTTGTCCGGGATCAGCATGGGCGCGCCGAGTTCGGCCGCGAGCTCCGGATCGGGCGGCAGGCAGATTTCGGAGCCGCCCGGCTGGTCGGGGCTCAACGCCTCCCGAAACCGCCACCACGCTTGCGCGCGCCGGTTCTCGAAGCCGCGCCCGGACCCGTCGTTCGCCTTCCCGACGCCTTCCTCGACGCCGTTGAACCGGAGGTAGGGGGTCGAGTTCGATTTGAAGACCGAGCAGACGTCGCCGCCAAAGCCGCCGCCGACGTCGACCACGATCGGCGCGCCGTCGCGGCGGTGGCGCTCGGCGAACGCCGCCTGGGTGGGGCCGTCCGGGGCGTCCTTGCCCTTCGCGATCTTCACCTGGTCGAACCAGAACCCGTAGCGCGGCGCCGCCGCCACCCGGTCGATGCCGCCCTGTCCGACGTCGAGGCCGATCGCCGTCATGCGGAAGCCGGCCGGCGGCCGCGGCGTCCAGCGCGCCTGCGCCGCCTTGATCCACTCCATCGGGATCACCTGATCTGGCTTGTCCCGGCGGGCCGCGAAGAAGTTGCCGTCGCGCATGGCGGATCGGTAGGGCTCCTCCATCTGGTCGAGGCGGCTGTCGTATCCGGTGTTCGCGAGGAAGGGGTTGTTGGCGAGGAACCCCCGGATGAAGGTTCGCGACATCGGCTTGACCGGGCGCTCCTGCCCGGGGAACTGAATCGGCTCAGGCCCGTCGACCTCGACCTCGTCCCCTTCCGGGTCTCGAGCGTACCAGCGGAGCTCGCCGTCCTTGGCCGGCTTCGGGTGCGTCGGGTCGAGCCACGGCCGGAACATGCCGACCAGATATTGCCCGCGTTCGTCGATCGGCGGGTTGCTGGCGAGGACGACTCGGGTCCGCTGCTCGGACTCGATCGAGCGCACCCACCCGATGTGATAGCGGACGACGTCCTCCGCGACCTGCGCCACCTCGTCCACGGCCTTCAGGTCGAAGGGATGGCCCTGCCATTGGTCCTTCGTCGCGCCGGTGAACTGGATGAACCGGCCGTCGTCGAGGCGCATGGAGGGCGGGTTCGAGCCGTTGAAGCCCTTTCTGGTCCCGACGAGCCGGATCAAGTCTTCCGTCAGGGCGTCCAGGTCGTTGTACTGCTGGCGCATGATGAGCGAACGCCGGTGGTCCGAGATCGCCAGCCCCAGGACGAGACCAGATTTCCCGGCGCCGGCGCTCCCGCCATAGAGCAGGACGTCTGCCGGGGAGAAGAAGGCCGCCATCTGCGGGCCGGCGTTCGGGATGAACTTCGCGTTCGCCGTCGCTGCCCCCGCGGCCGCGGCGATCGCGTTCCGGTCGGCCTCGGACAGCGATGCGAGCTTCGCAGCGAGCTCGTCCAGCGAGAGGGTCCGCCAGCCTTCGATCTCGGACAGTGACGACAATCCGGGCTCCCGTGCATGGATAGGTGATTCGCGTTATACACCGTGCCGGGAGCGGCGGCCCCGGACACTGTTCACGGTGGACCCGGATGAGCCGCAAACCCCGCCCCTACAATCCCACTGAGGCGATGCTGCACCACCTCGGCCAACGCCTGCTGGCGCTGCGCATCGAGCTCGGCCAGGCCATCAGGGGCGCGCCGGAACCAGCCCACCGTGGCCTCGGGGCGACGTTCCGACTCGGGCACTCCCCGATGGATCACATCGGCGATCCCAACCCGCAGAACATCGCCGGGTTCGTGGACATCGCGAATATCCGCGATGCCATCTGCGACGTCGAGCGGCAGATTTCCAGGATCACGGTCGGGCCGTTCGTGGAGCGCGGCCTCGGGCACGGCTTCCAGATGGGGCGCTCACCGATGGGGGCTCCGGGTCCCGGCATGTATCCGGCGGGGACCGCCCAGCCCGGCATCTTCCCGGCGCGCACCATAGCGGACGATCTGGACGACTTCAGGGTCGGGGATTCGGAAATTGGCGGCTGAGAAAGGACCACGCACTATGAGCAGACTGAAAATGATCCTCATGACGACTGCGCTTCTCGCGCCGGGTGCTGCCTTCGCGCAGGCGACGCCAGAGCAGATTTTTGGCCTCACCGCGCCGCAGAGTTGCCCGGAATGGCCCCTGACGACTGGCTGGGGCCTGAACTGCGTTCCATCGGTCGCGATGTGGGACAAGCTGTTTTCGAGCAAGGCGGACGGAGCCGCGACGCCAGCTCTCTCGCCGCTGACCTATGGAGCCAAGGGAGACGGCCTCACGGAC